AAGTTATACAGAGACATTGGCTGTGATGGCATTTCATTCCACACCTGCTGCAATGTGACGGATTTAGTATCATACTCCTGATATATCGTGAATATTTCTGCACCTGTAATAGAACCTATTTCTGGCGCATTAAATGTATAAAATTTGGGCATTCTTTCCTCCGTTATATATACAAGAATCCTTCATTGTTATCAAGAAGATTGATATCCAAATGGTCTTGTAATGCTGAATCAAACCCATAAGGGTTTCTCCATACTTTAAATCTACATACAAAGTTAACCCCAGAAGGTTTATATATACCGCTAACCCTACTGACAGCAACTTGTTGTTTATCAATACGAGGTATATCAGTATTTATAAGTTCTATGTCAAGGATATCATATTCACTGACATTTAAAAGAGATAGAGCTTCATCTGTTACTGTAAATGTGTAATAATACCAAAATTCATCCTCTTCCTGAAAATCAGTGTCACCATACACAAAGTTTTTATTATTCAAATCACCATCCCAAAATTCAACAGGAATCTTACTATATCTATATCTGCTTTCGTATTCAGAATTTTCTTTAAATGATGATATAATTTTACTACCATCGCTGATAGTAATTCTCCACTCCAAAGGTAAAAGTGACCCGTCAGGGGATCTTGGTATCAAACCTGCAAACGAATTAAGATTACCAACATGCCATATGGCAGCAAAACCCGATATATCCTCACTAAATGTTACAATTATATAAGGATTAGTGTTCTCATCCAACGGACTCATATCTACATTTAATGGTACTATCTTTTCATTAGAAGAGTCATAACAATCGACCATGAAAAGGTTTTCACTGTATCCATGGTATATATCCCAATACCATTCGCCGTTTGATGTCCACACACCACCTGAACTCTCACATTCGCCTCTAGTTCCATGATCACCAATGGAACAAGAACCGCCCTCCCTGCATCCATAAGGGAACGTCCATATAGATGCATCAACAGGTAAACCTTCATGAGTGTTCACGAGAGTAACCTTATATGTCACGCTCCCTGATGTTGCACCAGAACCAACAAGGTCGTCATAATTAACCACAACCTCTTCGCCCTCAACCCAACCAATTCCTTCATTTACAATAACCGTTGATACTATCTTTCCACCGGAATATGTAATATCTATCTGCATTCCAGTTCCGCTAGATCCATTTACGGTCACCGAATAAACACCAGGAACAATTCCAACGAAGGTACTCGAAGGTTTTGTGTCGACAAAATCAACCGTTGTTTGAGCAAAACCCTTCCTACTAAGATATGCATAACTTTCACCCTCATCCATCTCAGGTATATACACAAAATTCTTGGTAACAGTGTTTATGGTTGAAGGAGTATCTATTTCATTAGTCGTGTTGTTTCTTATCTGAACAAAAACTTCATTTCGACCAAATCCATGAAACATTCTATAAGTTGAGTTTAAATAAGCACAACTTTTAGCTTTTGTTACAACCGCAATACCCTGAATACTTTCAGAGAAATTGATATTAATTACATTAGAAGAAACCCATACTATAGACTCAGGGACAATTTCGATCTGATTCTCATCCATAGCATGTACTATAACCTCACTGTCAAGGTTATGTTTAACCCTCCACGAAGATGATACATCACCTTGTATATGGATATAATTATCATCATCAAACTTTACGTTATCGATAACTTTTGATAATGATTGACCCGCATATTCACCGGTGTAAATAGAATAATATTTACTCAACAAATCAGTTGACGGTTCATAGAAAAATTCATATATAGCTTGTCTATTAACTGGTCGTGTCATTTCCCAATTTCTATATAAATTATCAGCGATCTGTTTTGGCATGATTTTTAATGCCGACAGTGGTTGATGGTTTAATCCCAACCTTGCCCTATACATCGTAGAAAGTCTTTCATTGGTTGAGCTTATATAACCATCAGGATAACCGGTAACCCAATCAGGATATCCTAAATCAGCTATAATACTTTCAACTGTATAGTCCTTTGTGAAATCACTTAATATATTTGTAGAGAAAAAATATTCATCTTGAATATCAGTATTTTTCAAAACAACATTATCATCGTCAACAGACCATCTATCACCAATAGACATTCTGACATCACCAGTTCCAACACTTTCCACACTTATAACTTTCACCCGAACAAGAACTTTTTCGGTAAGATCAGTAAATCCGTGATAATATTCTGCCTCTGATTCCCCGTCACCATAAACGGTAATTCTCATAAGACCACCATTCGAAGACCAAGTTCTCTCCTCAGCGTTATCAAAGTCAAATGTTTCTATAATACGACCATTTACAATGTCTAAATCATCACCTGTAAGTGACACACTCCTCACAGAACCAAAACTTGACTGATACACTTCATACTCAAACACAACATCTACAGACGATCCTATATTAGTATCAAATGTCTTTAATTTGAAATATATTCTATTATTAGGATCATCCAGTTTTACGGAAAATACGGCACCATTGTTATAAACATTAAACCTTTCATTCGGATATTCTTCGACCGCATTGCGAGGATAGTATCTCACAGGAGCGTTGTGATTATAAAAACCGGTGTACTCATAATCAACAAAATCATTTATACTATTTAATATCGTATAATCCCCGAAATATCCATAATCCACATGTAAACCATTAACTTTAAATAATATCCTACCAAATGATGGGTTGTTTGCTGAATATCTCAAACTCCATTTATTTCCTATATCACCTCTAACAAAAGTATCTATATCAGGAGTATCATCACCATTAAAACTTATTTTAATATTACTTCTAAGAGAATCATATATAACAGATGGTGTTATGGTTTCTATTGGACTTGATTGTGGGTTATACTGAATTTCTTGTCGAAAAGTTCTAGGCGCACCATCAATAGTAGCGTCAGAAGTAAATTCAACATTCCATATACCACCACCTGTATTCGAAATAGTTGGGGTGGAAACCTCCAAAGTCGCCTTGATAATGTCTACAGGAACCCCTTTATAGTTAGTTGCGCTGATAAAAAACCCTAAAATAGAAGAGGTTGATGTACTTGTCCATACAGGACAGGTATTAAATTCAACACCTGATGATTGAAATGTCCCTGTTCCTGCGTCAGCATCAAAAGATATAATATAAGGATTGTATCCAAGACTATTACCTGTAGGATCAAACGTTCCTCCAATAGCCTTGACGGAAAGAGTTTCATCTACACCTCTACTCCATGTAAAATAAGTTCTTGGAATCAAAGCGTTAGGCAAATCATCCTCACCAACAATTTGTGTTTCGCCTACATTATCATCGCTTGGGTTTATATTAATTTTATAAATGTTAGATGGAACATTAAGAATAGGCGAACTATTGCCACCAGTTATAATCATTCTATTGTTCTTTGCAAACATTACATTACAGTCTTTATATGACAAGTCCATATTCATGTCTATACTGTATTCTACAATACTTCCCTCTAACGGTATATAATTAATCCTACTATCAAAAATATTACTCAAATAATACAAATAATCCTCACCATTCATATTATAAACAACAAGTGTAGAATTTTGATACATATCCAAATTGGTTGCTACAGTGAACCAACTGTCATTGGCAAGATCGTATCTGTGGATACTTTTACCAAGGGTGGATCCTTGCACATAAACATAATTACCATGTCTAACTCTCGTGTCCCTGTCTCCTATGACAAATCCACCGCTGGCTCCGTCATGCCACATTTTGTCAATTTCATTATAATACTTAACTAACGCAAGTGTACTTTCGGTGTATATAAATACAACTCTTTTATCGGGAGAAATGTCATCATTGTTATTATAATAATAAGCATTGGCTTTTTTTGTTGGTAGAGAGAAATTAACAGTCGAGGCATTACTCATAGATTCATTGGTTCTTACTATCTCATCTATAGTTTTGTCTACTATGTTATAAATAGCTTGTTCTGCTGGATGGGATATTTTATCCCATCCAAATGTAGTAACAAATGCTTCATTGGCAACTGAACGGTTTATATACGAAGACACACCAGTTAATGGTACTGTGGATTGTCCGACATATCTTATATAATATTCATATTGACCGGAAGATAGATTGGATATAGACAATGTTTTACGATCTTCTATATCATAAGAACCACTAAGAATGTACCCAGAAGTAGTGACACTTGGACCACGAGTCCAACTATTTGGAGTGCCTCCGTTATCACTAACTGCGGGATCAAGTGCCCTTCGATAATATAAATCCCATGTATGGTTAGTAACAGTACCATCATACTTTAAAGTTGCACCGGGATTAGTCATTGAAACGCTATCAACGGAACCTTTGGTTACGTTAGTTATAGAAAACGTAGCATCATTGTTACCAGCCGCAATAGTTAAAGTGTCACCAGTCCTATAATCATCTATATTTCCATAAGAAGCAACTGTAACACTTGTAACCTGACTTACAAGTGAATCCACTCCAAAATAAACAGGACTCGGACCGCCGGATATACTTGAATATACTGAGTCATTAACATTATATCCGCTACCACTATCAATTACCGTTACATTATTAATAATTGGACCAGAACCAATAGTATATGAAATTCTCAAACCAGTCCCGCTACCACCTGATACGGTATCAATATATGTACCGGGATTAAATTCTTGTGTTTGGTTTGGTTGACTTACTAACGAAACCGACTCAACGGTTTCGTTAGTAGTTGTTGTCGTAGTTGATGTCGAAACAGTATCAGTAACCAGTACAATCGGAACGGGATTATCCCAAATATCACCCGTAATTATATAATGATCTGGATATAAAAAGTATTTTGTCGGATGAGTGGTATCATAGGAAGTATCCTTATGATTTGATGTATTAACTAAATACTGTATTTCCGCTCTTTGATTAACAATCCTAAAATTTATCTTCATATTAGAATTATTTGTATTATCAATGGTAAGGTCGGTACTATACGGGTAGTAAATGGGTACATTAGATCTCCAAGGAACCACATTCGACCCTTCTGCGGGCATTGGATAGTCATCATAAGACTTACCATCAACATCTCGTATATCATAAGACTTAGCCGATTCGAAAAGTTTCATAGTCAGAACCACACCATCAGTTCCCGTTGTATTACTGTCTGTTTCGGTTGATGTCGTTATTTTAACTAGGAGACTACCACTACCACCAAACTCATTAGCGTTTAAATATCCAGTCTCATTGTTAGAATACGTGTTGGTGGATCCAGAGTCAACTACACTAAGAGGTGACCACACGTTGGTGGTGCTTATGCTAACTAAAACCTTAAGTCCTTTCCAACTAGTAAACGCCGCATCGCTATAGACCTTTACAATATGATTACCTGAATCATAAGGAACGACATTTGAAATAGATAAAGCTGATACTCTTAGTACTTTACCCTGATGTTGATTAGTTTGATAGTTAACTGTAAGACCACCACCACTACCACCGGAAGTATTAATATTGTTACCACCCGACCCGTAATCACTTCCCTGTTGTGATGGAACCCCATTATAAGACAAACTAGTCAAAACATGGTCAATCCTGAAAACGGCACCTTTTCCTGTGCTAACTGAACTATTCAATAAAAAAGGTGAATTTGCAGTATAATCCTTTGAACCAATTTTATTTAATGTATAGCCCACTATCTCACCGGTATTAGAGTTGATACTATTAACGATAATAGAAGCCCCTGTACCACCAGAAGATCCACTCAAACTTAAAACTTCACCAACTTGATATGAATTTGAAGGTAAAACACTAACACTACCGGCATTTATTTCAACATCAATTTCTGTTGCCGTATAATCAGTACTATAAATATAACCCTCACCATTATTGTTTATCGGGTTTATTGTTTGAGGTACCGGGGATCGTGGTCGATATGAATACACCACATTGCCATGAAGATATATTCCAAGACGTTCATCATCATAATCATATAATATCGGATTGCCCTGTAACATCGATATAGTGTTGTTTTCTGTTGTGTTCGCAGCAACTTTTTTTGATAAAATACGAACATACGTATCGCCATATGCATACTTCTCTATAAGCCACGAGGTGTCCGTTATATCCTCAACAACAGTTTCAAATTCTCTAAAATTATTATTAGATTTTTCTATCGTATAAGTAACACCTATTGTTGTACTAGCATCCCATAACAACATACCGGATATACAATTAAACCTTATATTTGTTGGGGGTTGAATCTGAGGATCTCCTGTAACCGAATACTCAGTGACAGGTATTACAGTCTCAAGAGACATCGAGGTACTAAGACTAAAACTTTCCCTGCTGTCAATAAAATTTCTATCGAGAGTAACAACAGAGCTTTGACCTGTCGGGATATCAAATGTTATAGTACTTTGAGTACTATTAACGGTAGTTATCCCGTTTTCTGTTGATTTTACTGACCATTTATCACTTTGAACTGTTATGGGATAATCGCCAGAATACGGTTCACTATCTATCTGAATATCTTTATCATGCCATCTCTCATATACATCAAATTTATTTTCGGTATTTCTACAAAAAAGATCTTTAATGATATACATCGATGCATAGGTTCCTTTACGTTTCAGCAACCATACAACATCACGAGCATATTCTCTGTATATATCGGTAAACCATGTTGGAATATCATCGTATCTTTCTATTCCATAAAATGTTGGAACGTAACTCAAAAAGGTTTCATTACACTCCATGGCATCACGAAGTGACCAAACATCTTTGAGTTGTTGATACCCTTCCCCATATACCATATCAAAATATGTATCAAGAAACTCTATAAACAACTCTTTACGATTGTTTGGAGGCAAAGCACTAGCAATCCAATCCTTTAACCCACTAAAAACAACTTGATATCTCGGAATTGTATCACTCTCTGTATCAGAATTATAGACCTTGCCGAAATATATAAACATTTTATCAGTGTTTACATAGTTTCTCGCAATAAAATCTTCGTCAAACGCATCCTTATAAAATTTTGATGCTTTATCCCCATCACGCAACCATTCATGAAAGTAACTATCTTTTCTAAAATATAATTCTGTTCCCGGTTCTAATACTGTATTTGTAGCAAATTCTGTGGTATACGTATAATCATACGTCTGATATCTATATGATCTTGACCCATCATAGCTATCATCCCCATCAGTATCTGACGGATACCCATTAGGTAAAATCGGTTCATATCCTTCTGTATACTCAGAATCATAGTTAACAGAGGTTCCATTATAATTCAGAACTTTTATTTCCACTTTATCCATACGGAAATATGTTTTTTCAAGAGGCTCCTCATGTAAAGGCTTTAGCCTAACAACAACAAACTTATCATCAGTTTTTGCATAAAGATCAATGTGAGATCCACCTGAAACGATGAGAGATTTTTCTTGACCTCTAAACACAACACCCGGTAAACTCAAGTCATCAATGTGATATCCAACAAAACCATTAACATCAATAAAAGCATTCCAATTGATACGATTAGAATGCTCAAATATGTTAGCAGTATCAACATCTTCATCGAAATTTGGATATTTTGCTAAAGGATCACCGGGTCTACTGGTATTATAATAATCAACATTTCCGACATAAATTATATCATTAAACCTAATCTCAGGTATGAGATTTACATACAACGGAATGTTTGTTGTAGTAATTGAAGGCTTTGTTAATTCCAGTACAAAATCTTTTAGTAGAAAATAAGGTGAATCACAAAAATTATTCATTATCTTATCCTTCGTTTACAAATACGCACAAGTCTTTAACAAGCTGCGGAAATTGTTTATACCCTAATTGTATGGGTAATAGATCATTATAAGTTTCATCGTTAGTGCTATGTGTATACCCAAGATCTATATAATGAGGAAAATAACTCAATTCATTCTCCGGGTAAATATACATTGAGTCTGGAACCAAGCTACACACAAGACTCCACGCTTCACCGGCAGCATTACATGATGCTTCATCACTGAAATTTGTATTGCTACACTGACCAATCATATTGCCACCCATAAAATTACATACATTCTGAACATTAAGTCTTTCAACCAACTCAGGATCACGATGTATCATTATGTCTCGTATAACCAAACTATCTATACCACGAACCAACATAAAATCATCTGTATTAGATGCTACACTAGGATCCAATAAATAATTGATTATTTCTCTAAAATCTATAACCTCACCAAACTCTCTATTGTCAGGGGAAAAGTAATATTCTAATTTACGAAGAACTGTTTCTTTGACTTCTATCCAGTTGTAAGTTCTTTTGATTTTAAGACCAAAATCGATTCTAAATTTAACCACCTCGGGAGTAACAAATATCTCATATATACCTATCATTTTTCTCGGCTCTATATATGATAATATATCATTAACCCACACTGGATTATATGAAAGGGGGAAATCTAATGTTACATTCACACCACCAGTAAAATAAGCATCAATATCACTACCACTTAATTGTTTCAACGTTACATTATTAGCAACACCATTTGACCACTCTGCTGGTATAACTGATATATATGCCTTGTTATAGTTTTCAAGATATAATGCTCCGGGATTCGCCTCTTGTTCACCCCAAGCATTGGCAACAATCACATCCCCTCTAGATTCAAGATTACCCTTATAATCATATCTCGTACAATTTCTTTGTTGATTTTGTGCTGCAGAGGATCCTGATATTTTAAGATCATCTATTGTTTGTGGATCCGAACCACCAGAAGAACCAGATACATTATATATTACATAGTTATCAACAGGAATAACCGTTGATGTCCTTAAATTCGTCATAAAAGGGGTTTCAATCCCCAATATATCAGTTGTTTCCGGTCTAATCCCTCTATCTTGTATATAATGTGTAGCTACTGAATCTCTATCAACAGAAAATGTGTTTGCTGTAACAGCACCAAGAGAACCTAGCGTTTCTATGGGATAAACTAGAATAGAATCTGACACATCAGGTATATTTCTCGTATTAGAAAAATTTATAACATATCGTCTATATTTGTCATATGAAAACATATAGGTATTATTTTCACCCAAAAGACCAGAAATACCATCAAAAAAGTCATTGATACGAACCCATTTATCCTGACCAGTTCCTACACGAACCTCAATAGATGGTGTATAAAAATCATAAGGATATGTTCCCATATCATACTGCTTAAACGGAAGGATAATCTGATTATCAACTATATCAGAACCCGTGTATGTTAAAGGTGATGTTACGGGAACCCCTTGTTTCAAAACCACATCAAATTCAATATAACCATTCGTAACATCATCATCCGTTACAGTATAATTATATGAGTCAGTAAGAGTGTAATAAATATTATCACCATTAACATCATCCTTTATACCAGTGTCAATGATTGACCACTGTGGTATGAATATTTGATCATTAGCATTATATACAGCCTCAAACTCATCAAGAGCAACCCTGTAAACTCTGATCGTAACCGTCAATTCAGAAGCAACATACCCCACTGGATTGTAACCCTGTTGTTTGACCAAAGAATGGACTATTTCATAAACATTTGCAGTCTCTGGATGTAAGTTCTGTGCCAATTTATTGGTAAAATATGTATTGAGATCACCGACATATGAGACAAGTTCTATAAGCATTGATATATTAGAACCTTCAAAATTATAATCCTTAAAAGAATCCAATTTTGATAACAAGGTTTTAAGCCTTGCTACCATTGTCTTGTAATCAATATCTCTATAATCCGGGGTAAATTTTACACTCATTATGTTGTCCTTAGAACGCTAGTAAATACCTCTGTGGTATCAGAACTAGGGTCATTAACTATTCTAAATTCTAAATTTATTTCATAGTAATTTCTATCAGGTCTACCTATAACATTAACATTGTCAACCTCTATACGAGTTTCCCATAAATGAACAGCGGCTAATATCATCTCACCAAGTTCCTGTGAGGTCATGTCATCTATAGGCTCAAATAGTATATTATGTAAAGGTAGAGCAAACTCCGGTAACATGCGCCTACCACCTTTCAGTGTTTCAAAAATATTGGTCAGCGAGTTATAAATGGCTTCAATATTCGACATAGTATTAACATCTCCACCAGATTTTCTAGTAAAGTTGTTATCAAAGTCTTTCCAATATGTTATCTTTGACATAAACATCCTCTGTCTTATTTATTTAAAAACCATAGGCATGTAAACCTATTCTCCAGAAATTCCACCTAATGTTGATGTAATTGTCCCTGTCGTAGCACCAGAACCTGGACCCCATGAGTCCCCTAATTTTGCTAAAATATCACCGCTAACATTCATAGAGGATTCTGACGCAATCAAAGTCCCTGTATGACCACATGTTAAATTAACAACCGATCCTTCCTTTGCCAACAAAATACCATCCTTATCAGCACCATCTATCCCTGTTGTTATAGTCCCTACAACGGATTTTGGGCTTTTATGTGACGTACAAACACCCGAACCAGAATCACCAACCTGTAAAATATCATATCCCATATCATGCCACCGTAAAAGTTTTTGCGGTTCCTTTAACAACACCAACAGAACCTTCTAATGTCGCTGGTCCAGACGCTGATACTGTTGCGGTGCTACCAGCCGATGCACTGAAAGTGCTACTAGCCGAAGCACTTAAAGAACTACCCGCTGATATCTCCGTACTTCCACCTGAGTCCATTGTTATATTACCACCGGCACTAATGCTAATATTTCCACCAACGTTTATAGACCAGTTACTACCAACAGTTAAATCATCATTACTTATAATATGAGATGTTCTGTCACTACCAACTTTTGAAGTTTTATTCCCATCAATAGTTTCGTTATCATCCACCATTATATGCTTATTCCGTGTCTGTCTCGTAATTTCAAACCTGTCACCCTCATTCCCAAACACAACATTACCATCAACATCTATCTCTATATATGTGTTTGATGGGTGATATACATGTAACCTTTCGGCATCAAGAGTATTATCAATCTCTATGGTTATTCCACCGTGAGTCGAAATGACTATATTCTGAGGATATTCAGCCGCATAAGCTGATTGTGGTTCATCCCAACTACCACCCCCGGCAAGTGATACGCCCGTGTCAAGATTGTTGTTCCGAGTTTCGATTATTGTATCAGTAATATCTCCACGAGAAAGTCTAGGATAATCTGGTTCATCAAGTCTATCGGATTTTGGGTAAACCCCGTCAGGATCATTAAACCCTTTGGATGTGTCAGGGGCATCAACAGGTCTACCTGGTACGGTTGCGAAAAACCTCGGACATCCCCAATTACCACCCTCAAAGAACATAAAAACATGTGACCCTTGTAATGGCACGGAAAAACATCCCAACCCACTCACAGACCCTTCTATAAGACCAAGACATGGTTCGGCCCAAGGTAATTGGTCAGTAGGTATACCCTCCTCTGGGGTAGAAACTTTAACGTCATCATGTAGACCCCAAACCCTAATACGACATCTCCCCATCATATCAGGGTCAACATTGTCTTCCACCACCCCACGATATATACCGTGAAATTTATTGGTTTTTAGTTGCATGTGAGCTAAATCGATTCTTGACATGGACTCTCCTTACAAATTTTTCTTAGACGCAGGTATGAGGTTTTTATTAAAAGTGTCTTTGTACCCATTCTTTATACACACTAATTTCTGTTGCCATCCATATGATTGATTTTTATCAAAATAATGTGTTATACTTTTAACCATATATCTACCATCAAGCTGTTTATTAAATTCCTCTTCTTTGGGTGTCCACAACCCAGACACCGAATCCTTTTCGGCATGACTCGGCCAAATAATACGAATCATTCCTCCTGCATGCCTATCAACATGACCGTCCACTGTTATACTTACCAGTAATTGATTAGAATACTCTTTTATCCAATTACCGTACCATATGTTATCCAAAATCTTTTCGTCATGACATCCATCTATTATAATGACAGGTTTTGATATCTCAAGACTCGAAGGAAATAATGAAAATTTTCCTAACAAAGTATATCTAGACAGAGCGTCTTGATAGGTATACTCTTGTTTTATTAGTTTTTTTCTCTTCGAATCATACCCCAAAGCTTTACCGCCAGTAAGGGTTTTAAGTGAACTTAAGTCAACATTCCTAACCTCATGATCACGAATTTTATTGATAAAATCAGGATTTTTGCCATCAAATATATATGACCCTATACCATTCCCATCTGAATATAGACCTGATGTTTCAACATAAGGTTTCATCCAACCAGTCTTAGCCAGCATTTTCTCAATGGTAACAAATGAATGTTTAAATTCCGTAGAATCTGCTACACCAGACATCCAATACAGGTATCCCGGTTGGCCTGATATGGATCCACTTGCCCTATTCATCAACCATGTGATACATTCTGCGGGAGTTCTTTGGTGAGTATCGAAATACTCTATTTTCTCTTTCGTTGATTCAAACTCATTAAATACTGTTATACCAAGATGATTTTCTGATATATCTTTAATAATATCACCTATCTTTGTATCCTTCCAAGATTTACTCCAAAAATGTGAATGCCATTTATGGTAATATTCATCAACCAATATCAGAGTTATAAGATCATTACCTGCGGGATTTAGTGTTATATTCCTCTCAAATCTTTGTATTTCCAGTATATGAAAAGTATACTCCTTATATTTACCATCACCGTCTGTGTTACCATACTTTATTTTAACTTTTTCTTCGCCTGTCAATGGACCTATCTCAGATACACCTATTCTGTCATGAAAAGATATCTTACCAGTCATACTAAACGAAAACATATCCTCAATGATATAAGCTTGTTCTATTGAAGTAAAACTTAACGTCCATTTACTCTCAAACACACCTGTAGTATATATCTCAATGTCAATAATCTCCCATCCGGTAGAATTAGACATTATAAATCTCCGATAAGTTGAACATCGTCATATAATATATACAAATAATCACTACGCATAAGTTTTAGTAAAGTTCCTGCCTCAAGAGCCTCATATGGATTAGTTATGTCATTAAAATCCGCCACAACCCACCATAGAGCAGAGTTACCATAGAACTTATATGCAATTGTATCCAAAAAGTCATTCTCTTCTACCTGATAATACTCAAACAAATAGGGGTTCTCTTTGGATAACGCTGATATGGTATAAGGTCTGAAAATATTAAGAAGTTGCACTTTATCTTCATCTTCCATAACAGGAAAAGCCCTTAACATTGAGTTAACAGGCAAATTCCTAAAAACATTCTCAACTCTTTTAATCGTCATTATAATCACCCACCTTGAACATTAGAGCTAACTTTACTTTTTCTGATAACCAAGGAACTTCTGTACACAGGATCTATTTCCGAAAATGTCACCGATACAGTGGCGCTCATGGGGTATCCATTCTTATAAGGTGCCTCGTATGTAGGTAGTATTTGCGTCAATGCAGCATTTGGTATATTTATCATACCTGTCAGTTCACCCGAACCTGTTACAGTTCTAAGCTCGAATACATAAGGAAATTTGAAATTAGTGGCAAGTGACCCTGATTCGGTAGATTCGGCACAAGACCACCTCATAAGATTCTGTATAGGAGTCCACACCTCTTTCGAAGCATCTTTATATGTGGCAAATTTCAATTCAATATTAACAGTTCTTCTCTGAGTATCTTCGTATATAAAAGGATTATCGTTTTTACTGCTGATACCCTGACTAAAAATATTACCAGCCGAAGAACCACCGGCAGCACCGGCTTGAGCTACAGCTTTCGACACATTCGCTTTAAGGTTTCGAATCTCACCAGAAATTGTATCAAGAGAAGTCCAAGTATGATCGATGCCTATATTAACAGATCCTGATAATAGGAACCTATAATCAATACCATCCACGATAGATCCCTCATTAGCACCGGTCTGTTTTTGTATGTTAGGTCTAAATTCTTTAGGTCTAACTCTTAACCATAAAGTATCAGGGGATCCTTTGAACTTAGCGTCATAAAAATCTGGAAAAAAATCTGGCATTATGTCATCCCCCATGATTTATTAACAAACATAACGGCTATACTCTCAACACCATCAGGTATCTGTTTTTTATTTACCACACTATTAGTAGAACTATTATTATTGATAACAGAAATCTGTTTTTCTGTGTTATTATTCATAACATTGATACTCTCCTTCAACGCCTTATTAACACTTCCCATTTCTTCCTGTGTTTTTTTATTGCGATCATCTTCATATTTAATCTTAGCGGCAGCAACATCTACCATAGAAGTCTGATCTTTGTTTATAATTTTATTATCACCGTCCAATCTACTTCTAGGAATAACTTCATCTTTGGTCTGATTGTTATATAAGCGATCTTTTTCTTCTACACCACGCCACTTCCTTTCAGGTATATCAGGTGATTTAATTGTTTCGGGGAGGTTAATTTTAGTAGAAACTTCTTTCTCATCACCCTCATCATCACCACCAAAACCAAAAATGTTAACCACTTTATCTACTATCTTACTCGCTGCACCAAAAAGACCATCTTTTATCTTAGAAAAAATACCTCCAATCTTATCAACTATGGATGATATTGAATCAAAAAGACCATCTCTCATTACAACAAAAACTTCGGAAAAGCTATCAACTACCGATGATATCGCACCAAAAATACCATTTTTTACATCAGATAGAATCTCAGGAACTCTGTTAAATATTGTAGATATTGCATCAAATAAACCATTTTTAATGTCAGTAAAAACCTCTCCAACCTTACCAAAGAAGTTTGAGATATCATTCCATATTCCAACAAAGAAATCTTTAATACCTCCCATAACATCTGACGACTTGAGTTGTTTTGATAACTCTAGATACTCGTCTCTTTTTCTCTCATAATCTGCCTTGTATAATTTCTCTAACTCACTCTTCTCTTCCCTAGAAAGAACCTTATATTTACCGTCCTGTGATGCAAGTTCACGTGACTCATCAATATCAATATAACCATTTTTCATGGCCGTACCAAAAGACATGCCTCTTTCGTTTACACCAACCGCACCGGCATTTGAAACCTCGTCATACATATTCAATGAATCTGACATAGCTTCATAAGCTTTATCTTTTTTTTCTTTTCCCATACCTAATAAATTTTTAGCCCAATCCGGTATTAAATTAGAAATAAAATCTCCAATCTTACCAGAAAAATCTTTTACCTTATCTACTATTCCAGAAAAAACATCAACAATAGAGTCAAATATGTTATACAAAAAATCACCTAATATAGATATAGGATTGATTGATTTTATAATCTCCCAAAGACCTTCTACCACGTCACCGCTAAAAATTTTCTCCAGACCATCCCATACACCAGTGAACACTGATTTTATGGTATTAAATACGGCAGTAAAAGGTATCACTATCATATCCTTTATAAAACCCCACCAAAGCATCAGAGGTTTGAATAAGAACCCTATAGAGTCTTTAACGAAACCAAGGATATTTTTTACACCAGACATAATACTATCTGCGGTACCTTTAATTTCGACGCCAAAGAAACCCATAACCTTTTCAAACAACCAACTCAATATCACTACGGGTGCCTTCACAAAGCCTATAATGACACCCTCAATACCACCCCACAATTTATCAAGGATGGTTCCTTCTGTGTTCAGGAACCCTTTAACAAAATCAAATATAGCTGTGACCCAAAACAAAGCTTTACCTATAATACCCAACCCTAATTTAAACCCTTTAACAAATTTTCCCATAGATTCCGCAATCAGAGATGACTTTTTCAAAAAATCTAAACCTATTCTAATATAACCACCAATAGATGAGCCAACCCTACTAAATATACCTATAACTTTCCCAATAACACCGCCGATGTTTGCTAGAACCTTGCCCATTACCGGTAAACTATTGATAAATTTACTAGCTTGTGTTATAAAATTTGAGATTAAAGGAAATTTAGCTATAGCTCTAAGAGATTTAAACATAATCTCAAATGGGTATATTATCTGTTTAACAAGGGCACCCGCAGCAAGCCCAACTGCCGCTATAACAAACATTAATCCCTTTTTAAAGAATTTTTTAACACCATCAAGCACTTCATCCTTCCTTCCATATAACTCCCTTGCTTTGTCTCTTTGACTTATAGCCCACTGCTTTCTGCTAAACAGCCATTGTTTTTTCTCACCAATCCATTGCTTCTTTTGTTCCATCCATCCCTTAATACCAACCGATCTATCTTCTGATACATCACCCGCTATTTTCTTTAAATACACAACAACACTCTTTTCATATTCTGTCGGTCCACTTGTCAAGGATTTAAATGCGACCATAAGACTTTTACCTATAGACCTAAAAGGTCCAACAAGAACATCAATCGGTTTCAGTATAGATCCAAGATGTGTGTTCATCTCACCCAATATATCTTTACCAGCAGACCTCCAATGCTCCGTCATCTCATCTGACATCAATCTTCCTATTAAAGGTATATTCTGCATTTGTTTCCTAACGGCACCGGCAGTTGATTTTAACTGTTTGATTAATGGATGAAACATATTCTCACTTTTACTGACAAGTTCATCCATATGAGTATCGGTAAGTTCTTTTATTGCGTTCTCTATCAAATCTTTGTCTTCTGGGTTATTTTTTTCTAATACTTCCCTAAGTTTATTGAACATTTGATCAAAAACAACATCCTTATCCTCAGCTGATCCTGTTTTATAGACCTTAGCTATCTCCTTATTTTCGCGTATTTCATCAATAACCATTTCAGAAAGAGTTCGTTTATATGCCTCTTCTGCCCCCAAGGATTTAGATATTGTTCCGGCTAAGTTTGAAATTTGACCACCTAGATCTTTATATTTCTCCGATCTTTTTTCTAATCTCAAAGATTCCAGTCTAGTTTGTCTTATAATCTCTTCATGGTGTTTTTTACTCTCCTCAATACCTTCAATAATCCGTTTAGAATTCTCTATCTCATCCTTAAGTTTTTTTATTGCAAGATCATCCCTTTCGCTCTCAGCTTTCTCGTATTCCTTTGCCACCTTGAGACCCTTTTCTCTCATCTTAAGTTTCTCGGCGGATAGATTTTCCTCGGCTTCGGCTTGTAATCTCAAAGCTTCACTTCTGGCTTTAATATTTTTCTTTTCACTTTCGAGGTATCTTTTGATATCTAATCCATAATTTCCAGCCATGATCTGTCTCCGCAAAAAATATAAGGTAAAAACAAATGGGTCTAAGAGTATTTAGTCTCTTAGACCCATAAATAGAGCCTCATTAGGGTCAATCCCTAAGAATATGGTTATTTTTGTTTATATGCGTTAGATTCTTCTTTAAGATCTTTTAACAGCATACCAAAAATGATCTTCCTTTCAAACTCTGGCATTAAATTACTATCTGTTATTGTTATATTCGATCCCCTTGCCAGAAAGTATTGCTCCTTGAGTATAGACTCAAGATCACAATCATTACAGAGAACGAATATTAGACGAAAAAATCGGATAACGGTATTTCGATTATTTCTTTCTTTCCGCATCCAACACAGACAAGTTCCTGTTTAAACTGTACACCAAAATCATGTTCAGTGAACCATTTGGTGAACCTCTCAAAAACATCACTTGAAATGTTCTCTAAAATATAGACCTTATCTTCATAAGACACATCCTCGAACACTCCTTCCGGGGTATGCACCTTTTTTATAGAATTCGCATAAGTTCCTGTTTGAACCTCGGCGTGTCGAGATCTTAAACTCATACTACTATCATTATTCCTTCTTATAGAATCCTTTTGATCATTTCGTGTTGGAAAATCAACTTCAAACTTTAGCCTTTCGTTTATAACCAAGATATTATCTACTTTTATAAAGGGCTTCACATCTAGTTCCGAAATTTTGATACTCTCTACATTCATCAGTCCACATGAATGACACTTTCTAGTGAAATTATAATTATCACCTTTAGTGACTCTACGAATTTCAAGTAACAGGGAAAACCTGTCCTGTAAATAGGTTTTCCCAATATCAAATTCGGGCGTAACAACACAGTCAGAAATCAATTTATCCAATGCTTCTTCGATGATATAGGGGTCAGTCTCGTCCTCATATGCCAATACTTTCTTCATTTGACCTGTAGTAATAGGTCTGATCAATAATTCCTTTCTACTACCGGGAAGAATATATGGGAATTCATATATATCAAGTAGTCCCCTGATATCCACAGATTTAATATCACTCATTTATAAAACTCCTTTTTTATTTTAACTTAAACACTTGCTCCACTAGCACCTGTATCAAAAACATCATCAACAGTGTGATATTGATATACAAATGTAACACTAAAAGTAGAAACTTCTTTTGAACTATAATCCAACGAAATTTCACCTACCACACTAGGAAAACAATTAATCAGGTCATACTTCATAATAGGTTCACCTTTACCGTCAAGTTGTGACAGTCCGACCGTTCCAAAATAATCAATCGGGTTCCCGTGCATATTTGTTACAGGATCATGTGCTATTTGTTGCCATCTCAAAAACGAACGTCTCAACTCTTGGTCTGTATCAGATCGGAAGGTAATGTCGATGGTCTCAAATTCATGAGTAGTTCCGAATTTATAAACACTTCCTTGCCATTGAACTTCTGTTGTACCTAATGTCTGTGTCGGTAATTGTGTCGAACTAACTAGATAGGGGTGGTCGCCGGGAACACCGCCTTTAGGGTTTGTTATTTGAGCGTAAAACAAATACCCTCTAGCATAATCACTATATTTACCGATCATGTCATCAAGATTAAATCCCATGTTTGTATCCTCCTAATTATCTAACAGGGGGAGAATTAACTCCCCCTTTTATCTTATTTTAATTAAACAGCCGCAGCCGCTTCTTCGAACGATGCGCCTGTTGCTGTTGCGACAAAGTTCAGAACGATGAATTCAGCAGTACGAGTGGGTTTAATAAAAATATTACACCACAACTCATTTCTATCAACACGGGCTGGTGTGTTGTTAGTTTCATCACAAACAACCTTGAAATCGTAAATACCTCTTCTTGACTTAACATCACGAAGGAACGGATTAATCATATTAACCAGCAAGTTCCTTGTAGCCGCGTCATTAGGCTCAAATAAGAAATAAACCGCAGCGGTAGAAATCGCCTTCTCAAGAACCAAAAACAATCTACGAACATTAACACGATTGAATGCAGATTCTTTGGACAACATTGTTTTTTGTCCCCAAATAACTTTGCCTTCTCCGGGGAATGTTACAATCGGATTAATACCATTTGCGTATAGAATATCGCGATATCCAAGTTTAGGATTCCAAGCCAGTCTACGAACAGAGGTTAAAATTGCTCGGTTCAGACCAGCGGGTGCCCACCAAGGATCACGAACATCATCAGTTTTCGCATAAACACCAGCAACAAAACCAGAAGAAGGAATCCATCTATATTTCTGATTAAACTTATCATAAACTTCTAACCAGTTACCATACAACGACGCATATGATGTAGATGTTCCGATGGTCATATTTCTCCAATCACGAAGATTAAGTGCCTCATTTCCTCTATTATTAAGAATGAGGTTTTTAGGACAATCAAGAATTGCCATACAGTCAAGACGCTCTTCACATAAAGAAATAAGATCGGATTTAACGGTATCAGGCTTTCCTGAATCAATGAAAAGATTAACATCAATTTCCTCAGAATTTTCATAAAGACGATAAGCGTTAATTATATTACCATCGTCAGCGAGACCTGTTCCATTAAAACCGTCACCAAAATTATACCAAACATCAGCGGAAAGAGTTGCGAGATGTGCTTGAACGGCTGCATCAACATCATCACCGATAATATTGGAAGAAATAGCAACTCGAACATATTCCGATGTTTGATTGATTACACTCTCAACATAACGTGTAGTACCTGTGTCATCAAGTGCATTCGGGTCAGAAGAAACGTTAAATATTTCAACAGTTGACCATGTATTTTTTCTTTGTGCTTTAGCTTGAACAATGACCAAAAAGTCATTAGCTTTTTCAAGTTGACTATCAATAGAACTGAATACTTCTGACGGCAAACCCGGAGTATCATTTGTCACTCCATACAAAAGATCCTGTTGTGTCGGTTGATCAATAATAGCAACACGAATTTCGTCACCCCAAGCTCCTCTTGACGAAGAAATAAACCACATGAGGTCACCACCGGCAACCGACATATCATCACCAAAATTATCAGGGTCCCCTGTTGGCAAATCATCAAGTGTTGCGGTTGCTATATCTATAATGGAATTAGGGTCATCAGCTTTAGTTACAGCTGCCAATGACAATTGACCACCCTGATATTCACTACCGGGTGAAGTTATAGAATAAGTAAGAACAGTTCCGACCGCATCAACAGTATCAATAGTGATAAATGCTCCACTACCTGCAGGATTAACATCACCGCCACTTACAGTTCCCATTACCTCATAAACCTGACCTGCTGCGTAACGAATACCACCATCGTTAAGTGTCAACTCGCCCGCATCAATAACTCCTGCGGCATTAGCACTAAGACCTCCGACCGCAACGGTGTAAGTGGCAGAACCGCCAGATCCACCGATATCAGTTCCGTTAACAATTATCGGTTCTCCAGCAACAAACCCTTGACCACCATCAAGAATAGTGGTGTTTGTTATACTGTTAGCAGAAACGGTAATTTCTAATTTAATACCTGTACCAAGTAAACCACCATTTAGAGTTACTTCATGAACACCATTAGAAACTCCAGAAAAAGTTGATAGTGGTGTTCCACTGGTAAGGGTTGAAACATTTCCAGTCTCATCGCCAAATGTTATCGTAAGACCTACACCACCTGTCTCAAGTCTTCCAGATACACCCGCATCATCTATTTTAACTGATGCAAATCTCGCGTCATCAGGCATAACCCTTGTACAGTATAATTTATTACCAAACTTTAAAAACCCTGTAGCCGACATAATATCCTCATAAGATGTTCCTGTCGGTTCACCAAAAGTACGGATCAAGTCATTTTCATCTGTAACCAGTTGTTTTGTGTTTTCTGGTCCTTTAAACGTATTTCTAAGCACAATCACACCTATACTGGTTGCAACTGCTGGGATCGTTGTAGACAAATCAATTTCATTCACGTCTACGAGTGGGGAAAGGTAGAAAGCCATAATATTGTTATCCTCCTAATTATTATCAGATATTTCTAATTTCATATCTATCGTAAGTAAAATTTGCACTAGATTCTAGATTCTGAGTTCCCTCTCGATACGTCAGTGTAATCTCACCTAACATATTTATAAATATCCCGTGGATATCCATAACGAGAATCTCTTGTCTATAATTGTCCAAAATTTGTAACGTCGCATCAACTTTATACTCGTTGGTTGCACGTCCATATGTATCCTTATTATTATTTATAAAAGTAAGCCATTTATATAACGTCAACCAGTTAGAAAAAGTTGAATCGACTGTAAAATTTACATACCATGGTTCAAATGTAAGACTTCCGATATCCTGTCGATAGATACCACCCTGCCATGATATATCTGTTGTTTCAAGGGTCAGAGACGGTATAACAGTTGAATGAATATTCATCGTCAACTGTTTCATATCTTTTATAGTGCTGCCAGTAGGAATCTTTGGAAATATTAATTGAAAATTACTTGCTGTAGCTTTATTTAAGTTTTGTCTCACTATCCCTCACCTTCTATAAAATGTTCATATTTGTACATCATTCTAATTTCATCGTCCACCGGAATACCTTCTGGTGGAATGTATGAGGCACTTGTTACCCCGTGCATGGCAGATGACCCTAGTTCCGCAGGTTCATTCACATTATCAGACACCTGTCTGTTCCACGCATCTTCTGTTATATAATAACTCTGAATAACTTTATGAATTGGTTTACTTTCAGTAATAGGTGAAAATAGATAGCCCTGAACCTTAAAATCCAATTTCCAGAGAAGAACTCTATATCCAGCCTCATCCAATTCAACCGGGGACTCTTTACTTGATCCCTCATAAGTAACTCTCAACTCCAATTTATCAGAACCAGACTGGTCTTTGTTGGCAAGACCGTCTATACTCAATTCTGGTATAGTAACCCTAATCCACGCCTCTGGTGTAAAAAATGGAAATATTTGTTCAACGATTTGCGTAACGTCGACCATATACTCCGCCGCTATCTGTAGACTAAAAGAAAAATCATAAGGTACGGGATTAAAAAATTGGGTTGAATTACTACCTTCACTCAATGCTTCTATTTTTGCATTACGATTGACCTGTCTATCTGACGAAAATTCTACATTCTCAAGATTAATAGCCATCATAGGAAGTACCTGATCTCTTCTATCACCGGATTCCCTTAATTCAGTCCAATACCACTGTTTTGTTTTAGGGGAAAATTTTAATGGAACTTTAATGTATTTAATTACAGCACCTGTATCCTGATTATATCTAGCTATAACAATATCATTAAACATATCAAGAAACTGAATGATTGTTTTACGCATCACATTATAAAAATAATGTTGTCTCGGCATAACTATTCCTTATTTTTTATGAACAACAGGGGGCTTTGCACCACACTTGGGGCACTTATCACCGGGTTGTTTTAATTTGGATTTTGGTCCTTCCCATCCACATTCATCACAATGCCAAATCTCGTCTGACTCATTTACTCCACCCTCACTTTCCATCTTCGCAAGCTTGGTATAATAATCAGGCATTTCGGCTAAATGATCCATTGCAATACGATATGCGATAACAGGATTATCAGTATGCTCTTTTTCTACCTCCATCCCCATTTTAACTTCCTTTTCATCAACCTTGAAATCCATGCCCTTTTTCATAGCACGACCCTGTGACCAGAAAGATTGAAGCATCGCATAAGCTCTCTCCTCTAATTCAGCTGCCTCTTTTAAGCCTAAATCTTCTGCTAATTTATGAAAATCCTTGTGATCATTTATTTTCTTGTCACCAGAAAACAATTTTATGAGTTCCATATCTTTATGATCAAGATCAACATATCCATTAAATTTATCTTCGTGAATACCGTCATCTTTAGTGATGAAGTTAAAAAATCTCGATTCAGTTAAGCCTTCATGTTTTTTCAATTTATTTTTAAGAATCTTCATAGCGGTTCCGTAGAACTTTCTGGACTCTGTCTCCTTATTATATTCTTTCCCTGATTCAGTCTTAGCTTCTTCCCAATACTTCTCGACGGTTGATTCCGGTTTTCCTATCTTCTTGGCAAATGATTTTATAGCTAATAATGGCATTATATGTCTCCATAGTATCCGAACATTTGGAGATTAATATCCAAATATTTTCGAATCAACATCCGAATAATCATCAATTTTATCAGACTCAACTTCGACCCAAGAATCATCACCATAAACACGAGAACTTTTATCTTTAAGATTCGATGTTTCCCCTGACTGACCGGTATGAGTATCAGATGAATCATCTGGATCAAAAATAAGGACTTCCTCTATCAATTCAACACTTCCGTCTTCATTTCTCTTGTATTTATATCCACATTCCAATACTGAAAGGTCTATATCCAAAGTATCTATAGGAATGCCTGTAACCTCACTTCCATCAGAGTACATAACATCCGCCAACACACCATCTGGATATATGTATATATAATTCCATCCCGGAGAACTTCTGTGTATTTCCTCAGATCTTAATGACTGCTCACTAAAACGATATGGTCTCAAAATGAATTCCCATACTAATTTTTTTGCCATGAAAACATTTTGTTCAGCGCCCACATCAACTATCTCATAATTTCTATTATTCCATAATGTCTTAATAACATCTCCCGGACTCGGGATAACTTCCTCAACCACTGTTGATGTTATTGTAAATTCCGCATTAATGTTACCAGAATCAATCAAAACAATGTCACCTACTTTGTAACCAAAACCCTTGTTGAATGTGTTAACTTTGATTTTAGTAATAACTCCATTAGTTACATTAATGTCAACTCTCAAACCCTCACCTGATCCACCAATTGTATGAACTGACTGTGAATTAAAATATCCGTTCCCAGCAAAAACAACACTCAATGATTTAGGGATCCCTTGTACCACACCAACAACATCACGAGAAAACGTTGACTTAGGCATCAAAGAATATTCCAAAGTTTCGTCTGATCTAATTCCAAACATATCTATAATGTTAGGTTCATCTGTTGGTTCATAATAAAGCTTTGTGCGTACTGGTTCATAAAAATCTTGATTAGGATCTTCCCCATAAAGGCGATCCATTTTAGATTTTGCACGATAATACATAACAGGGAATCCCGCCATGTCCACATACTCTGATATAATAGAATCATATAAACAAAACTCGGGATTCTGATCCGTTACATCATAAAGATCCCATAAAGGGGTACCCTTAACGCAGTTTGGTGGACAGGATATTGCCATTTAAAACTCCTTAAACCTTATCTGGTACTTCGATATAAAAATCCAACGGACCAGGGTTAAGTGGGGCACCCTGTCTTGTTTCTCTGATTTCAATTTTAGAATCGTTAACCTTCTCTACAGATACACTATCAAGTATGATACCAGATTTAATGCTCAATTTATTAATACCACCATCATCAATAATTGATAGCTTATTCTCATCATACTGTAGCCATTTAGGGTCAATTGTACTCATTATGAACCTCCCTTACTTAACACACCCATTTTATCATAATAATCTTTTAGTTCACTTCTACTCATCACGGTCAATTTAGACTTTGTTGATATATTTTTTATCTTATTATCCGCACCCTTCCGTGTCTTGTAGGCGATAACCTTACTATGGTTCGTATTAAACAGAGTATCAAAAGTTGCAACTCCACCTGTTTTTAGGTCATGCATAACCTCTTTGGTCTTATCATCAACAACATAAAACCATTCTGTTGACTCGTTAATATATTTTTCTACCAGTTCATCAATCATAATATTCTCCTTTACATTAATCCTATTTCAATACCGTAACCCTCATATGCTTCTTCATCACGCAATCTAGTCTCAAGATCATCTTTTTCTTCTTTACCTTCCGATATAAGATCAGATCCATCAAGACCTACACCAGAACTACCAAGACCCGAAAACGTACTCGGCTTACGTCTAATCATACCAAGAGATATCTTTGATAAAGCTGTAACATAATCAAGAATCCAATCCTCATCGTATAACTGTTCTTCGAGTTCGGTTATAATAGGATTTGCTGATGTATACGTAACAACAATATTATCGTCAAGTGATATATCACCGTCCATCTGTAAACCATTCCAAGTAATAACATTTGGGTCATACGAGTCAATTTTAAAATCAATACCAAGAACTTTAGCGAAACCTCCCGCTGAAAGCTTAACTCCGTCATACATAGAAATAGGTTCTTCTAATGTTATTGATTTAGAATCAATATTATCTTGTGTGATATTAAAATTTTCTATTCTCGTTGTGTACTGTTTTTTAACACCATGCATTTTGGCTGTAGATCCACCTGACGGTTTCATACTGGTAACCGTCACATATGTAACAACAATGACATCACCAACAGTCAACACCGGTTGGATGGACAAACCATTCCAATCAAGAATTTTATTATCAATAACAATAAAATCTTCACCATATAAATGATCTATACCGCCGATAGACATTTTAATGTTATTATTAAACACCTTCTTCTGTAGCTTCACAAACCCTCTATCTATGTCTGATTGTGTCAAAACATACTGTTCAACCTCAGTAGAAGTGGCAGTTACATTATCCCATTCATCAGGATAGTGTTGTGAATTAAATATGACTGGATATGTGATGGTTATTTGATCACCAACACTAACATTTCCGTCAAATCCATAAGGATCCTGTCTTTCTGGTTGGGCCCAAGTTATAACCCTTGGATTATAAAAATGAAAGTCCCAATCCACGCCCTTCACAGACGCAAGACCTCCGATAGTAACAGTAGTATCTTCTTCAATATTAAAGTCGGTTCTATCAACATCATCATCTAATGGGGTATGATTCAAGAGGATTGATTTATTCAAAACCTCCACCTCTGTTAATGTCCTTTGTTCAACTATGGTCTTGCGTTCTTTGAGGATCATACTCCAATCAGGGGTATAATTTGGAAGCGTGGCACCCTGTATCATATAAGTTCTCAATAAAACCCATCCGGGTGAATCAACATACATTTTTGTAGGCAAACCTGTAACTGGATGGTTGATATTAACACTCTTCTGTTTTCCGTCAAAGGGTGGCGCAGGATCAATCTCTATCTGATTAGTAGATTTATGATACTTATAATTATAAGGTGTTGTTCTATATTTTGATAAAGTGGTCATAAAATCCAAAACGAGGTGATATGAAACTAAATCATATCCACCTTGAAAAGCGTTTCCATAAAACCCATTAGAAAACATAAAGTTATCAATAGTAAAAAGTGTGTTAATACCACCTGATTTAATAGGGGAGTCATCATACGAAACGACCTCTTGAACTCCTGCAGGTAGATCGTAAAATCTCTTACCGGCCTGTAACATAACAGTAAAATACGTCTCTTGAGTTGCATTTCCTATAGCCCATTTAATCCATTTTTGTCGAGCATAGTCTATATGGTCAATAATCTGCTCATCACAAAGTTCCACTTTAACCATCGGGGCACCCAATCGTCTCTTAACTTTATCCATTAATTGTGTACGTGAAATAGCCATTATTTACTAAACCTCTCTCTCTTTTTTAGTAGAGTTTGTGATTCTTCACTATCTTTATCAGGAACTCTATCAAGAAAATCTTTAAGACCTTCTACTTGAGGAACCTCTTCCCCTGACTCACCCAAAACCTTAGCTAATTTCTGAATTTTTTCTTTTAACGCTATAACTTTAAGTTTAAGACCTAACTTTTTCTGTTTAAATAACTTATGCTTCTCAGGATCACTAGGCACCTTTTCATCTTCATGAAAATCTATTTCACCCAAAGCAACCTTCAAGTCAAAGATTGCTTTTTTATAATCCCGAACCGTCTCATAGTCTTCTGTTATGTAATTGACAAATCTCATATAAGTATTTATGGTTTACTTTTCAGTTAACCAACTCCAATCCTCCTGATATTCGTTAATATCCGATAATATCCCCCATGCTTCTTCGTCAGTATTTTCTTCGGGAGTGAAAGAATAAGACTCATCAAAAACCTCTTGTTCCAAAACAAATATACTCCAATACAGCGCGGATACACAGTCATCGGCAATGTTCACGCCACCGTATTTATCGTGACCCAAATCCTGAAAATCAGCCAATTGTTCGATAGTTCTAGGATCATATAACTCCACATTTTTATCTTCAATCAACTTCTTCATTAAGAGAACAGCAAGATTTTTGGTTTTATTTGTTGCTCTTATACCCAAATCCCGCTCTTTACTACCAGTATTTATCAAATTGCTATTCTCATATTCCCACCACAATCTATTAACGACCGGCGAACCCTCACCATTATTTTCAACCATCATATATGCATTGTTATAATAATATGACATCTTGTTAACAACTGACGAAAAAGTATATACATCTGTATAATTATCTTCCCATACAGCGACCTGTTGCATTCGAACGGGTGAAATACCATGAACCCTCATTACTTGTATAACGGAAAAGTTTTCACCGGTACCTTTAGCGGTATCAACACCCAAAACATAAGTCGCACCATCAACAGGTTTTTCCCATATTCTCATCTTTCCTTTTTGATCTAACCACTCAGGGTCAACTCTTCGTTTAAATAAATATTCGAGAGTCTCAGAATCAATAACCGTTGCACTAGAACCAATGAATTCACAACCAAATTCTTGATTAAATTTGATTTTACCAAGGTTCTGTATTTGAGCCTTAGCCCACTCTTCGTCACGACCCGGAACAACTCTATAATTATAACGAGCATGTTTAAATGTGTTTCTACCTTCTTCTGCATTGGTATAAATCTCATGAAACTTATTGTACATACCATTAGGGGTTGATATAATGATAATCTTGGAGTTCTGTGACGCTGAAACTGTTGGATAGTTTGATGCCCAGAACTCATCTGCTTTCCATGATGGCTCAACGAATGCAAACTCGTCACATATCAACATACCCATAGGCTCACCACGAAACGAATCTTTTGATGTAGCGGCTGTATATAATTTCGTATGGTTGTCAAATTCAACGGTAGTTTGCGCCCATCCCGGTACCCCCGGTTTTAACCAAGAAGGTAAAAGTTCATACATATATTTCAGGCGAGATAAGAAATTCTTAGCTGCCTCTGCTTTGTTAGAAACAACACCAATATTCTTGTGACTGTTAAAACAAGCAAACCATAATGCATATGCTGCAACAATGGTTGATTTACCAGACTGTCGTGAAAGGAGACATATGTTGAATCTATTCTCTACAAATTGATTAATTAAATCTATTTGATAGGGATATGGATTGAAAATTATAACCCCACTGTCTTGCGAAACAATTTTAATATAATTGCTGATAAAATATAGAGGGTCATTTTTACATTTATTCAACTCTCTTATCTGATCATGTGTATATTCCCATTCAAGATTGGGGGCTTTTACATATGAATCGTACTTTACATTACCACCGATAATACACCTCCCACTGATTGGTGTTATAATTCATCAGTCAGTTTTTCTGTGATTCAGAAAAACTGACTGTACTGTACGGTATACCAAACAGCTTGTTATTACAGAATCTACATTCCACTCTCTCTCACTAGGTCAGCAATTGGTCCTCTTGATTTATTTCCAGCCAAAACAACATGACCATAGTTATCTTGACCTTTAAATAATCTAACCATCCAATTTAATCCATTATTATCTTGGTTCAAATGAATATTATCTATCTGCCTAACATCGCCTGTGCATATAACCTTTACTTTTTCCCCCATACGGCTCAAAACAGTCCTTAATTCATCTCTAGATAAATTTTGAACCTCATCTATCAATACAATAGCATCATCTATATTCATCCCTCTCAAGAAGTTTATTGGCAACATTTCGATCTTACGTCTGTTCAATTCCAGCTTCATTGATTGAGGATCTTCCCATGCAGAATTACAAATTCTCAGGTCATGAAGCTTTTCCATAAGATCCTGAATTGGTCTAAAATACGGATACATTTTGTCATTCATATCACCGGGCAAAAATCCTAATTCATTGCCAATTTCTATATTAGCCTTAAAAACGAAAATCTTTTTGAATTTCTTTTTTTCGAACACTTGGTCAAACATAGCAGTTAATGCCAAAAAGGTTTTTCCAAATCCAGCATCTGACTGAATGGTGACCAAATCAATATCGTCATTCAATATTAAATCCATAGCCGCTTTCTGGTATTGATTTCTCGGGGAAACTTTCCAAACCTCACGATCCTCGACTAACCTTTCCTCTCCATATCTATTATTGAAGAATAATTTACCATCCTTCCAATAAAAACAATTTTTTTCTATCATTTCACCATTTTCAACATTAACAAATCCTGTATATCTTTGGGACTCAGATTGAAATGGATTGCTATCTCTAAATTCCTCTGACATTATTCCTTGTTTTTGAGCCTTAAACCTTAACAGGTTATCGTTTGTAACAAATATCGCATCAGGAATTTTGTCTAAATTTGATAGTATTTCTTTTATAATAAAGTTATCAGGGGATTCATGTTTAATCCCATTTGATATAACTGTTATATAATCAGCATTATCTCTGAGGACATTTACTGCTCTTGTAACTTGGTGTCTCTTTCTTTTATTTCCTTTTAATTTATCTAACTCTTCTATTACAGTATAAGGAATAAATATGTTATTATCTTCACCGTTCCTTAAAATTTCAATGCACTTCTCATTCTCCAGCAAAACATTTGTATCTATAACATAATTTTTTTTGATCACGGTATCTCCTTTATCAAATATTATTTAAAAATGGTCTTTACTCGGTTAATCAGGCTTTTAATATAAATCCCATGATTTTATTATTTTGATACCATTGTATATACATATTTTTCGGTTAATAGTTTATACATAAAGAAATTCTCCTATCACTCTTGATCTGAATTTGATTTATCTGTTGAAGTTATTTCTACCTCAGTATCCTCCTTTTCGATCATTCTTAATAATTCTTCTCTATTCATAACAACCAATGTACCATTACTTTTTTTATTTTTTTCTTTATTATAGCTATCAAGCTTACCTTGAGCTATAGCTTGTTTTACAAGGAGTTCTTGCTCTTTAACCTCCACCATTTTCATATTATATTGGTGTTTTTGTGTGCCAAAAGTACTATTTTGTAAAGAGGTTGATGCTGATGTGATTGCATTTATAAGCTGAGAACACACCTCAAATAATCTTGCATTTGTTTCTCCGCCATTTATTATTGAGTTTTGTGCTACATCCAATAAAGAATTAGCTCTTTCAATGTTAGATATCAATATACTATCCGCATCGGGTTCGTTACTGACAGTCATTAACTGTTTTCTCATATCCCTAATTGATTCTATTTCCAATCGCCTATCTTCACTGGTATTTATGTTGAATTCTTGTTCGAGAGTGTTTTGGTTGACTTGACTGTTAGCGGGGTCTTCATCATAACTCATTTATTTTTTCTCCATATTTACAAATTTTGATTTATGGTGTAGAATAAGGTTATCTAACCACGGATAATATATATTATATAAAGGGTATATAGTTTTTATTAATAAATCAATAAATCACAGTTTATACTTCTATTTATCAAAAGAGATGTAAATCTAAATGAAGGTGAAAAGGATATGAGTTTACGAATATCGTTGAACCAACCGAAGGTTAAATTATGATATAGAATTTAGTTTTATCATATAAGTCAACGATTCTGATATTTTTGGGTTTAATAAGTTTTTTAACGATTCTGACATAGAGTTTGGAACGTGCATCGGAGGTAATTTTTTCATTATCACTTTTTTCTTTACTTGCAGTAAAGAAGAGGGTATCAATGGAGAGTTTTTTAGATTTCTGTATAATATCAAGTGCATCATTGGTCATAGCGATAACTGTGGCAAAGATTCTGAATGCATCGCCATCATTAGTAAGATCGAAGTTACCAGATATATCTTTATTTTTGATAAAGAAGAAAAGTTCCCACTCATTTTCTTTATCAAGATCAGGGGTAAGAGCGACTTCAATAGTATGCTTAGATGACTTAAATGAACCTCTGAAACCGATACCTTTGTTGTCATGGGGAATTCTTCTCCAATCGAAAGGGTATGGTTTATCAAAGGATTCATTGATATATTTCAGTAATTTCATATATGTATTTATAAAAAGACGTAAGGTGAGAGTTATATGAGTTTATGAATATCGTTGAACCAACCGAATGTTAATAAAAAAGGGTGATACCCTTCTGGGTATCACCCTTGAATTATAGATAACTATACATTTTAAGGCAGATTTTGAACAGCAACCTGAATGTAGTAGTTTTCAGCACCAAAAATGTGTTGATGAATAGCATAACGACTCATCAGACCAACGGTAGGATTAAAGCTATCCTCAAAAACAGCCTTAGAAACAAGAAGCTGAATATAAGGAAGATATATAATACCGGTGTCATACTCACTAGGTCCTTTGTAGCCAATGATGATATCATCAATTGTAGCAAAAGTATCACGATATACAGTCATACGACCATCGAGAGACCCAATCTTTGCTACACCTGTTACTGCGGTATTTACAGCGGCATTTACAGGTTGAATTGTAAAAGACGATGTAGTTTCAAGGGCAGCACACAACGAAGGAGCCGCTACAGTAAAGTTACCAGCACCACGACGAGTATCAACAGCAATGCGGTTTGCTTTACGAATAATCAGGTTGTAGAAATTGCGATATTTTTCTGCTTCCCAACGACCATCAGCAGTAGCATAATTCCAAGCGGTTGATGATGCGTTATTAGCGGAAACCGAACGAATTGTGTTGATAAGTTCACGGTCAATTTCAGCGGTGATTTCGTAAGCAAGAACGTCCATCATTTCTTCTTCGAGATCAAGACCATGCATCGCCTTTAGATCTTGAGCGACTTCAAGACTCCAACGAGAACGCAACTTACGGGTACCCGCTTCAACTTGAGCCTTTTCAACTGTCATGCTAAGTTCTTTGATTTGCTTTCCTGAACCAATACCAAGACCGCGATCACCAGTGCCAGCAGCACCTGTATCTTGAGACAAATGTCCGTCAACAGATGTATTAGCAGCATCTGCAGCACGAGAACCAAGACCCTCGGCGTTAACTGTGGTCATACGTTCTTGATTTTGATTATCACCGGTGTAATAAGGATCAACAGTGTTGTATCCTATTTCCTGACCGGTAGCAGTTCCGGCATATTCTTGATCTGCGCGGAAACGAAGAGCAAACGCAAGACCAACAGGTCCAGTCATGGGCTGAACACCAACGATATCATGAGCGATCAGTTCGGGGAAGGTACGACGAACCATAGGAATCGCAATTTTGTGAAACTCACCACTCGTTTGATAATCAGCATTACCACCATTATAAAAAGTACCACCACCTTCTGGTCCAACTGTAGACGCAGTGGCGCTGGACTCGTTCATTCCTGAACGACCTGTAAGGTATTTTGCTTGGTTTTCAAGCATAACAGCGGTAGCACGTCTTACCTTACGATTATTAATTTTTTGTCCTTCATCGAGGATTTCTCCCCAATTTTTAACAAGATTTTCTACATATGCACTCATTATAAAATTCCTCCTAAATTAATTTAAATTAAAATTTGTTTTCACGAAGCATTTTTTTCCACTGAGACATCATGGAATTGCTTTCGTTCATTTTTTCCTTCACTTCCTCCGAAGCTTCGGTTGTCGATTCTTTTACTTCGGTTGTCTCTATTTTTGTTTCAACTTTCACTTCTTCTTTTATTTCCTCTTTATCATCGGTAGATCTGATAGATTCAAGTACAATTTCAAACTTTTTATCAATATCATCCTTGGATGATCCTTCTAAAATACTCATTACTGATGTTTTTTGGGACTCAGTAAGACCATCACATTTCTTACGCAAATATACGTGCGTTGCAAGATCACGTGCATCCCTTTCAAGTGTAAGTTTTTGACCGGTAAGTTCATTGACATTGTTACGAAGAGTTTCAATTTCAGATTTTGCTTCACTGAGGATAGATTTGACTTCTTGATCAAGCAAACCTTCATCAATAGCAAGACGAACTTTGAATTGGTCAATCAAATCTTCATACAGTTCACCTAAACGAGCATATTTGATAATTTTATCAGGAATAATCATCTCTTCTTCAAGAATACTATCAACAAAATTACTAAACTTTGATGTAACATCCTCTTTGTAATCTTCAAACTTGGTTTCAAACTCTTCGACCAACTTATCCTTTTCTACAATTAATGACTCTTCAATTCTTTTATCGGAAATTTCTTTCGCTTTTGATTCGATAATAGTATTAAGGATATCTTTAATTTCAGATTGTTTGGATTCATCAATCTTTTCTACTTCAAGCATTTCTAGAATTTTTTTTAAATTCATTTGTGGATTCCTCCTTAGAATATTTAATAAAGGTTAATAAACCCTTCTAATCTCTATATATATTTAGTGAAACTGTTAGTCAATAATATCTACAACCATTTTTTCCTTTATTTCCAAGGATTCACATTATCGTGATTTCTATAAGTTCTTTTCAATACAACGAATAGAATCTATAATATACCTAAAATACTCTTCTTTTGCTTGTGATTCAGTGATCTGAGGAACATCTGGTTCAGATTCTTTTTCTTTGGATATTTCCCATGTACGACCTTCAAATATACCATTAACCCATGATGGTCCATTTGATGGGTCAGTAACCAAATCCCATGTCAAAAGATTATAATCTTCGTTTACAGTTCCATCTTCCGATACTGTACCAAGACCTCGCGAAGAAATACCAATCATCCCTTCTTTTACTAATTCTTTCGCAATCTGACCTTGTGGTGTGTTGAGTATTTTAGCTTTACCATATAAATGTTTACCTTCCCATTCCAAAGATTCCACTCTAATGGCAATTTTGTCGGGGTTGATTTCGGGATTAGGTGGGTGACCAAGCTCCCCCCATAAACACTTTTTCTCTATTTTACCTAAGATTTTATCAACCTCACGCTTCATTGTATCCTCTTCATAAACACGACCATTATTGTTACGATCACCAAATGAAGAAAATATACCGGTTACATATAAGTTTTTATCTTTACCTTCATTTATTTGAAGGTCATGGTTGTATTCTGTAATCAGAAAACCCTTTTTCATATTATTTACTCCTTATTCATCGGAGTCACTATCAGCTTTGGTAGTATCAACTCCGGTCTTTGGATCCAAATCATTTTGTAGTTCTAATTTATCTTTAAAATAATCACTAACAGCGCCCTTGATTTCTGCTTTAATGATATCCTTGGCACTAATAAAGTCATCATTTTCAAAATCGTCCATTGCTTTTTTGATATTTTTGTTGTCTATTGGCATAACATATTCTCCTTTTTTATGTATTCACATATTCTAAAATCCAAATCCGCCACCCGATTCATCATCACTTGGCATCAATTCTTTATCTCTCTTAAAACCTGCAGCATTTGCATCTATTTCAACATCAGTCCATTTTAAATATCTCTTCATTAAATAGTATTTAGAGAATTCTTCATTATTTGCTAACTGATTATAGTTATTAAAATTAGTTTCCTGTAAGCCCTGTCTCATATGATCACGATATTGGTTAGGTGAGGTCATAGTAACTCTTATTTTATCCTCACTTACATCATATTGTTTCTTTAGACCTTTTAAATCCAAGTGTATTAAAAATAGATTAAGAAATTCATTACAAAATCTCATCTGTTGTCTTTCAAGGAATTTAGCCCACTTAATTTCGTCGCGAGTTATTTCCCCCATTTGACCGTTATTAAAAAGTATGTCTGATTCTGCACGTTCCTGTAATGAACTTACACGCGAAGCTGGATATTTTAATGATTTATACATTTTTCTTTGAAAGTAATACAAATCATCTAACTCAGCAAAACCGCTAGGGTTTCCCCCAACAGAATCAACACTTGAACCGCGACCATCAGCTGATTGGGGTAAGAAAAAATTTTCAAGAATCGAAAACACTTCTGGTTCATTTGTTAATTTACCAGTACCAGCATCATATGTTTGTTTTTTCTGAAATTTTTGCTTCATCTTCTCTACATATTTCATAGCCTTATCTTTAGGCATATTACCCGTATCAATTGAAAATACGAATCTCTCAGGGGCACGAATTAAACGATATATAACAACAGAGGTTTCAAGAAGTCTTAAATTGTTATATGGTTGTTTGGCTTTTTCGAGATAACCAAGAAACTCGCGTTTAGTCTCGCCTTGATATCCATAATGTACCAATGATACTTGATCTGGATAAAATACAATAATATTAGGATCTTTAATTGCATCTTCAACTGTAGGTGGTTGTTGCCTTGGTTTGAGTGACAAATACTGATAATAGGCAACAATTTCCCCTGTAACCGGATCATATACAAAATCCATTGTTTCCGAAGGCAATCTTTTTATTCCTATAATTCCCTGTTTAGGTCGATTTTTATTAATCAAATGTTCAAAATAAACCTTACCGTCAACAAAATAGTTATACATCAGGTTCCACATTTCCCATTTAATTTTCATCTTCTTGTAAAACAAATCGTTGAATTCTTTCTGCAAATTTGTTACAATGTTTTTATTAGAAGCAAAATCTTCGTCGATGACCTCTAATCTAACGGTACGCCCTTCGTAGTCTTCTTGAGTAGATTCCATGGCGGCATCTTCTATAACATCAGCAATCTCTGGATATTGTGACATTTCACGATAATATTTAAGACGCTCCAACTCATTTTGAAAGGTTTTGTTTATATATGTACGATAAAAGCTATTAAATCCCAAGGCATTGTAATTACCTTGTAGGATAAAATCCATATCCTCAAGACCTTCACCAGATTTTGCCTTTTTTGTTGAGGCTCTCTCTCGTCTAGGCTTGAATGCATCCAACTGCTCATCAATTCTTTCTATAGGAGTATCTTTATTTTTTAGTTTAGCCAGCCATCCCATTTTTTACTCCAATACATTTTATTTTATAATACATGTTACTAACTTTTCTTCATCAACGAGATTACTTTCTAAAGCTATACCAATTTTATAGAGAAGTTCTAATTTATGTCCTTTACGAGCTAACCCATTTCCAGCGGAAACGATAAAATCACCCTTTGAAATTGATCCAATTATCCTCACAGGAACTTTACCTGTTAATGCTATAGGTAAACCTTCACTTGAAGAGTTCATTAAATATGCAGGATTATCTGATACTATACCAACAACGGATGTTGATAATTCAAACTGACATTCAACTACCTCGTCATCTGAATTAAAATCAACTTCCATAACAGTGCCCGTAGGGATAGATTCATCACATGTATATTTTTCGGCTAAGTCAGCATATTGAGCAGCAGTTGCAGTTAAGTGTCCGATATTGGCAAATATATCACCAGAAGAATCTCGTTTCACAACCTGATTGGCCCCTTGTGCATTATTATAAAATACACCTGAATTAGCAACATTACAGATAGTTGAACCTGAAGGTATGACATAAGAACCTGATTGTGTAGGGTCAAATACAACCTTACCAATCCATTGATCCGCGTCTAACACACCAGTATTTGATGTTGATAAAAATTTCAAATTTGATGCGTCTACTGTATAATAATTATTATTAAGGATTTGGGATGTTATGACTTCAACCCAATTTCCTGCTCTTCTCCCCCCTATATATATTCTATCATTACCCGAAACACTATCATTGAGATAAACTAAATCTCTGCGGTGAATTTCACCGTCATAAATAGGTAATAGATCCACATACTCCTTTAATTTAAAATAACCCTGTACGTCTATTCCGTAAAATTTCATATCCTTTCTCCAATAATTTATTCCCTTCTATCTCTAATCTGTGTTACTCTTCCCCGAAAGGTTAGGTAGAGAAACCTGAACTTAATCAGTCAGTCATTAGAGTTTGTTGTTATTTATATATTTTAAATTACTCATAAATATCATATTTTATTATTGAACAGATATTACCTTCCATCCATAATCCACACCTGTCCAAACCAATTGAGTTGTTGAATTAATAATATCAAATTCCCATGCCTGACTTAATCCATTTATTGTTGTAACATTAGATATAACATTTTTTGTACCGGCAACAGCAAAATCACCTTTCATGTCCGTAACAGTGACGGTAGTTCCAACCTCTGTAGTCAAAGTAGGAAGAGTCATAGTAATAAAACCACCCGTTCTCAGATTGCTATCAACCATATATTTTTTGTTAGGAAGTGCAGTAAAATCATCCGCTGTTGTAGAATCAGCGGTTGCTGTAATAACAACCCAAGGTTCTCTAACACTAATAGAATCAGTCCAAGAAGGTAACCCCGAACTAAGATTTAATACCTGACCATCAACCGTCTTCGCAAGTGATGATATAGTATCATTAGCACTTGCGTATATAATGTCACCCGAGACAACAGTAGATAACCCCGTACCTCCACTCGTGACAGGCAATGTACCAGAGACATGTAAAGTTAAATCAACCTTGCCATATGAAGGGATTGCACCCTCCCCACCTGATATCAACACGCTACCTACATCAACATCTGGTAGTACGGTTAATGTTGTTGTTGTGTCAGCATAAATAATATCACCAACAGTATATGATGTTTGTCCCGTACCTCCGTAAGTAGCGCCGATAGCAGTAGCATTCCATGTACCAGATATAACATTACCCGCAACACTTAAACCACCATCCATTGTTACATAATTAGTGACACCAGTTTGTATTCGTAGATCAGAAGGCTCATCATACGTAAGATTAATGTAACCATAACCACCTTCTCCACCAGTACCTATATAATCTATAATCATTGATGTTGCATTATTATCACCTTTAAGTATGATATCAGTAGTAACATCTAAGCTATTAGCTGCAACATTACCTGATCCGTCAACAGTAAATAGAGAATCTCCTGTTAAAGTGTATATACAATCAATAAATACATCACCCCACATATCACTATTATTATATATTGTTAAAAATGATCCACCCGAACTTGTAGGGGTATTATTTAATTCTAATACGCCATTATCCGTATGTTGAGTTATAGAAAAAGCCTGTTGATCCTCATAGTTATTAAAGATCATGCGACCACTCGACTCAATACTTAAGATGACATTTTCACTGACAGATACAGGTTCTTTTATCTCCAACAGGTTCCTAGCCTGATTTTGTAAACCCCTTAAAGAGAATTCCGGTAAACTACTATCAACAACAACGGGTTTGATAGTAAGACCACCAAAGTTTGTTCTGGTTCTAGTAGTTAAACCCTGATCCAATGTACCAACATACCCCCATTGAGTGGATGATATTGTGGTTGAATCAATGTTATTTAATTGGGTTAATTCAGATTCAGTTAGAGTGTCAACACCTTTATCAAGTATAGTTGTGACTTGTGTTTGTACGCTAGATATATCAGCATCCAATGTTGATTTGAGATTATTAATATCTGTTTGTGTTGTGACGGGAGTATTGTTAATGTGGACTCCGTGTTCATTCGCCACAAACAATCCATTATTAACATTAATACCTTTTTTTACTTTAAAATCTATGTTTGACATAGCTTCCAAACCTCCACTATGAGTTTTATTATATTATCTATAAAAAGAATAATTTATGATCTATTTTTATGGTTTGTTTGTCACAACCCAATTATCGTCGGCACTGAAATATGTAATATCAAGAAAATCATTATCAGATACAAGGTCAAGGAAATCATCAGCTACACCCATCAAAAGAACCCCTGCCCCCACATTTATAGTGAACTTATTTGTTGAAAAGTTACTTTTAACATCAACAAATTTAACAGTCGTTCCGTTTTCGGGTGTAAGAGGTAATACCAAACCAAATGCTCCGCCTGTTGTATCAACAAAAACTTTCTGAAATGGTACGATACTTGTACCATCATCCGCAAATGTTTTTGTGACCCACCCTCCTACAGACTTCATTTCAACGGATTCGATACCGTCCTCGATATTATTTAAAGTGACAGCGTTGATTGGTGTACCACCACCAGGACCATCCACCCATGTTGTTTTTGTGTAAGACATTTATTGTTCCTCCTGTATTAACTATTGTTCGGATACAAGTAAGGACCGGGGAAAAGACCATCTCCAGGTCCATCAAATCCATCACGTTGTATATTTGAAATATTTATAAAAACTTCTTTGGTTAATGACCAACTTCCGTTAAAATTAGCAGGAAAGGTTAGATTAATATCTATAACCGTTGGATAATAGTCCACGATTGTTGTATAAACAGCATCTAATGTTATATCAACACCCCCTATAACCAAATCAAACCCTGATACTATAGTGTCCAAACTATCATGTGTTACTGTAAATCGACCTTGATATATAGAGTTTGTATAAAAATCTTCTATCAAAATGTCATATTTAATCATCCTATACATACTCGCATCAAGCGAGTCAATAGTCACGGTACCTGACGTTTGGTTATTTGTAACAACCTTCGGGTACGTCTTAAAATTACTCAGGTATAACATATATTATCTCCTACTCTTTATTTATAAAATTATCCATCCCTGAACATTACCAGACCACACTAATTCAAGGGTATCACCTGTGACATTAAGAATTATATCTTGTACAGATCCCATAATGTTGTTACCATTTGATCCTAGTGTTACCGGGTTAGAAAACCAAACACCATCAAGGTCTTTTAATGTCACAATTTGCCCGACCTCTGACGGTGATGCAGGTAATGTTAACGTGGAAACTGAATCATCAACAATATATTTACGACCAAGAATCAACTCCATTGCATCAGTCGCTGTTTCCCATAAAAGGGCGACAAACATTTGTTGTGATGAATCCCATGTCGCAATACCAGTATCAAGAGGTACATCCTCTCTTGTCGCAACAGCTTGTGTTTGATCACCATATATAACTGATACTATAGTTGATGATGCTCCTACACTTGCACTATCAATAGTGTTTCCGTTTACAAAATCAGCTGTATTGGCTGTTTTATTAATATCAAGAATATCACCTGTAATTAATATTACAGTACCAGAAGCACCTGTGGTTATATCTGTTACCAATTCACCAACTTGGAATAAAGCCCCTTCACCCGGCGAAACTTCTATTGATAAGAACCCGGCACCAACACGGAAAGTGTCATCAGTTTCACGGAACATAAATCTATAATTATCTTCTGTTCCACGATTAACTTCAAATCCTGATACCAGTGATGTAGATGGAATACCAGTTTGACCATTATTTAAGATGATCATATTATCTTGTAAAGTTATAGTTTCGGTGTTAATTATTGTCTGAGTTCCCTGAACAATAAGATCACCAATAACATCTAAATTACCGGTAACTGTTGTATTACCATCAACATAAAGATCATCATTTAGTGTTGAGATACCATTAACACTTAGTGATGTACCAACAGCTAAATAATCAGCAAGCTCCATTGCAACACCATGTGTCACCATGTTGAGAAGATCACCATCAAGAGTTCCTGTAACATTACCAATGACATTTCCGATTAATTGACCATGAAAACTTATATGTGCCGTAATATCACCGGCTTCTATATTACCACCTATGAATACATTTTTCGCTATACCCACACCACCATCAACAACCAACGCACCTGTAGCAACATCTACTGATTGTGTTGTATTTGTTATGGTTGTGATGCCAGATATATCAAGTGTTCCACCAATAGTTGTATTACTTACAACATCAAGTGTTCCACCAATAGTTGTATTACTTACAACATCAAGTGTTCCAATGATATCAGTGTTACCATCAACCCATAAATTATTCTGGGTCGCAATACCACCGATAACAATAACGTCTCCTGTGTTGTTATTAGTTGTTGTGTTACCACCTTCAACTAATACTCTGTTAACATAAAAATCTCTCCAAGCTTCTCCAACACCACCAATATCTAACGTATTTGTACCGCTTGGTATAATATTACTATTAACCTTGGAAGTTATGTTAAGAAGTTGAGTATTATTTAATCCGATGGTTGAGACAGGACTTTCAATATTAAGTGTGTTATAGCCTACCACTTTAAAATTGTCACCAGAATACAACCACAAATCTCCAACTGTACTTGTGATGTTAAGTTGATTATCTGCGGTTATACTGTAAGTATCACCCGATGTTATAGTAGTTGACCCTATAGAACCTATAACCATAGTTCCAGTGCTGTCAAAAGTTACATCTCCACCATTTATATCGAGATTAGTTGTACCTGTTAGTGTAAGGGTTGTGTCTGTATCAATACCAATCACATCGTTACTGTCTATATCAAACGAATTGTTAACGAATGTAACAGAACCATCAGTGTTAAGTGAAAATGCGTCACCCGGAGCGCCAGTTATATCTATGTCAATGTAATTGTTTATATCAACAGAACCGTCAACTCTTAACGTGCTGTGAAGATATGTAGAACCAATGACATCGAGAGTTTCGCCTATAGTGACGTAACCGCCTATGTTGGCATTTTCTTCAACACCAAGACCTCCGTGTGTAAGAACCAAAGCCCCTGTATTTTTATCAAATGATGATGCTGTACTTGTAATTTCAGCCTGAACTATCGTGGCATAAGGGACACTGAATGCACCTGAGAGTATGAATGAACCAAGAACGTGTGCAGTTCCTCCAATCCATATATCTTTTTCCAGTGAAATACCACCAGCAACCCTAAGAGCGCCTGTATATTGATCCACTGAGTTTGATACACTCGTAACACTAACACCTGTTGTCTTTGTTAGATTACCTACAAAAACTGCATCAGTACCATCAGACCCGTTATCTAATATAACAACACCGTTACCAGACCTTATATCACCGGTTACGTTGCCTGTATACTCAGCATCATTTCCATTACCGCCACTGTTAAAAATGAAAACATCATCAGAATTTAAAATATTACCCTTGATATTACCGTCAAGTTGTGGTGTTATAATAATATCAGATGTTAACGTCCCACCAACATTAATATCACCTGTTGTTGTTATATTAACAGCATTTGTTGTTATAGCAATCAAATCACCAGTTAAATCGCCAATAACAGTACCTATGATGCTTGTAGAAATAATTGTCCCTGATGTTATTGTTCCGGTATATACATTAGCCCATCTATGGGTATTGTCACCTAATGTATAGGTGTTTGTAACATTCGGTATAATATTTGATGTGATATTACCAGTAACATTCAGTGAAGTTGCCGTAATACCCCCTGTTACATTACCTATTACATTACTTGTTAATAAAGAATCAGAACCATCAATAAGATCACCGTTACTAAAGATTGTCGTCCCATCAGGAGAAATTATATCACCCTGAAAAGTTGCATCGGTTCCGTCAACCCCGTTATCAAGAACGATATCACCATTCCCAGATTGAACGTCACCCATGATATCACCGGACAGTAAGCTAAACGCTAAGGTATCAACAGTTATTTGATTCGCGTTTACGCTTGACCATCTATGAGTAGGAGACCCTAAATTGTATGTATCATCAGTGACAGGTATGATATCTGAGTTGAAATTAGCAAAGTCTAGATTATTCGCTAAAACGTCACCTGTTACAGTAACACCCCCACCAACCATAACACTTTCTGATACTGTTAAATTTTTTCCGATACTAACTCCACCGACAACATCAAACGCATTAGCTGATCCCACTCCGTTAACCAGATCCCATCCAGAAGTCACCTGAGTCGTATCACCCTCAATATTACCATTGAAATTTCCTGTCAAAGTGTTTGCTGTAACCGTATCAGCATCAACGTCACCTGTTAAATTTCCTATAAATGATCCTGTCAGAGTTGCGCCGCTAATCGAAGATACGTTTAATGTTCCAATTGTGGCAACGGTCGATTCTATATTAACAGCACCTAATATTCTACTAATATGTAAATCACCCCAAGAATTAACAGCTGAACCCAAGTTAAAAGGACTTGAAGGGATGAAACTTGAATTAACAGATGAGGTTGAGAGTGAACCTGTTGTTACACTAACAGCATCTATGTCACTAACCGACATATCATGGGCAGTTGTCATAGCCGCAACAAGATTACCTGTAACATCTCCGGTAACAGGTCCTATGTGTGTTCCTGTGGTGTCACCTGTTACATTACCAACGACATTACCTGTGTGAAGACCATTGGTCGAGCCTGTATGTGAACCGAAAGTATCACCAGTTACGTTACCTGTAACATCTCCGGTATGTATACCAAAAGTGTTGCCTGTAACGTTACCGTTTACATCACCATCAAGATCACCGGTCACGTTCCCTGTAACATTACCAACAAAAATTGCAGGAGTTACATCAGAACCAGAAGAAAGAATTATGGTGAGATCTTCGTTTAATACATTACCGTCAAGGTCGCCTACCACTTTTCCTGTATGTATACCCGAGGTATTACCTGTTACATTACCGTTTACACTACCAACAAAGATAGCATCAGCACCATCAGGTGATACTCCGTTACTAAGTATTGTCACCAAGCCGTTATCAGAAAGAATATTACCAGTAGTATTACCTGTTACATTACCAACAACATTACCTGTATGAAGACCATTAGTGTTACCAATAACGTCGCCAGTATGAAGACCATTTGATGCTCCAGTGAGATTACCAACGACATCACCTGTATGGATACCAAAAGTATCACCAGTTACATCACCAGTGACATTACCTGTATGAAGACCGTTTGAGTTTCCATTTAACGTTCCTGTCACGTTCCCTGTCACATTACCAACGAACACCGCAGGAGTTACATCAGAACCAGAAGAAAGGATTATGGTGAGATCTTCATTCAATACATTACCGTCAAGATCACCAGTAACATTACCCGTCAAATTTCCAGATACATTACCTATAACACTACCGGTATGCGTACCGACAGTGTCCCCGCTAAGGTTACCTGTAACATCACCAAAAACACTACCAGTATGAGTACCAAAAGTATCACCAGTTAAATCTCCGGTTACGTCACCTTCGAGGTTACCTGTCACATTACCAACAACATTACCGGTATGAAGACCGTTAGTTGCACCTGTTACATTACCAACAACGTTCCCGGTATGGAGACCACTGGTGTCACCTGATACGTTACCAACAACGTTACCTGTATGGATACCAAAAGTATCACCTGTTACATCACCAGTGACATCACCTGTATGAAGACCATTTGATTCTCCTGTATGGACGCCTACTGTATTTCCATTAACATTACCTATTAAATTACCGGTAAATTCGGCTGGAATTGCATTAGAGCCAACATTCACAACTATTGATGAATCGGAATTTAATACATCGCCCTGAAAAGTTGCATCTGTCCCATCTGTTCCGTTATTGAGAATAATAGGATAGGGGGCATCGGACGCAACTACATTTCCTGTCACATTACCATTATGATAACCTGTGGTTGTTCCCACAAAGGTGGCATCGGTTCCATTGGTACCGTTATCTAATATCTTATTAATACCATCTGAGGAAAAAACATCTCCTATAACATTACCGGTATGGAGACCGTTAGTGTTACCAGTGACATCACCAGTGACATCTCCTATAACATTACCTGTATGAAGACCGTTAGTGTTACCAGTTACATCACCTTCGAGATTACCATCCACATTACCAATAACATCGCCAGTATGAAGACCACTGGTGTCACCAGTTACATCACCGATAACGTTACCTGTGTGAAGACCAAAAGTATCACCTGTTACATCACCTGTAACATTTCCTGTATGAAGACCGTTAGTGTCACCAGTTAAATCACCTGTTACATTACCAATAAATTCTGCAGGAACCCCGTTGCTACCAGAGGTGAAAATTAAAGTATCGTCAACATTAAAAATGTCACCAGTAAGGTCACCGGTTACATTACCGGTTACGTCACCATAAAATGTAGCATCGGTTCCATTGGTACCGTTATCAAGAATTACAGAAATATTATTTGATGCTAGAATATAACCACTCACGTTACCAGTATGGAGACCGTTAGTGTCACCAGTTACATCACCGATAACGTTACCTGTGTGAAGACCAAAAGTATCACCTGTAACATCACCTGTAACATCACCTGTATGAAAACCAAAAGTGTCACCTGTTACATCACCTGTTACATCACCTGTAACATTTCCTGTTAAAGCGCCGATAAAGAATGCATCCGTACCATCGGTACCATTGTTTATAACTAACTGACCACCATCGGATAGTATATTTCCTGTAAGATCACCGGTCACATCACCAATAATGTTTCCGGTAACGTTACCGGTCAAATCGCCGGTAACGTTACCTGTAAATATGGCAGGAATCAAATCATCACCAGAATCAAGGATCACAGTCAGGTCAGTATTTAAAATACTACCAGTAACATCACCTGTGACATTACCTATCAAATCGCCGGTTACACTACCTGTAACATTACCTATGAATTCAGCAGGAGTAAGATCATCACCAACAGTAAGAATTATTGTATCGTTTCCGTTACGAATATTACCTTTAAGATCACCGTTATATATTGCAGCGTAGATGTTATTCCATACCACCCCACTAGAACCAAGGTCATACATATCAGTCTCATCGGGAATGAGATCGGATTTTACGGTTCCTGTTACAATAAGGACATTACCTTCTATAGTACCAGTTACTGTTGCATTAACAAATCCATCAATGTCACCAGTGCCATCACCTGAAATGTTCACAACAGAAAATATATCACCACCGATATTAATATCAGATCCTACAAGGGTCATATCACCACTAAAAGATGATGTTCCTTGAACTCCGAGATTACCGCCAATGTTAGCATCCAAAAATATAGTAGCGCCCCCTTCTGTTGAGAAGGAAGCAGTGTTATCATTAAAACCTGATGTATTTCCTGTTTCTATGATATGTACAGGACTTCCATCCCATCCAGGTCCACCACCATCAATGCTTTCTAATTTTGTGTTAAGTTCATATAGAACCTCATCTAATCTATTACCCAAAAATATATTATTAGAATCGACAACACTTATGTTATCTTCTGTTAGGATATTAACCCAACCATCATCTGTTGTGTTTCTTACGTAAAACTTATATAATGTATCAGCCATATTAGTGTCTCCAATAACTTAATTTCATCTATAAGTTATTTATAAAAAAAATAACACTCATCGTGGTTTCTCATTTATTGTTTAATGATTGACTTTTTCAACAAGTTTTAAAAATATACATATAGTGTATAAATACTCTTTTGACATAAAAAAAAGGATACCATCAGGCATCCCTATAATTGTTCATTTTTTTGTAAATTTTCTATTTAAAAATTTTATCTAACAATAACATATCCTTGGCACTGAGCGAGACATCACCGAAAACATCAATATCAATTGGATCAAATTCAATATCAACTTCTTGAGAAAGAAGTTCATTGAACTCTTCTACAAAAATTGACATTTTATCTTTAGGTACTTGTATATTACCGTCCTCACCCGTATCGCCTAGTTTTTGAACTAGGTTAACACGAAATTCTTCGATTTCTCCGAGTTCTTTATCAAAAGACTTAATGAGACGATTTAGTTTCCACGCCGCTTTAATGGGTATCTGCTTTTCGATTAACACCGTAAGAGGATCTTTCATTCCTCGGATTTCACCTAACGCAAACTTCATATTACAAACCTCCACAAATTATTTAATTTAATCATATGATAGCAATTTTTACCATATATGTAAACTTTATTAGAGAAATTTCTTTCTCATTTTGTCATTTTTCTTTTTCTTTTCATTATTATTATCGTCGTCACATTCCTCTTTAACTGGAGTGCTAATATCTTCTTCTGTAAATATACTGGTAATCTTAAGTTTGACCTTTTCGGAAGGAGCCTCTTCGATTTTATCCTCTTCCACTACCGGGTCTTCAAGTTTAACCATAACCGAATTCTTAACCCTGATCTGCTCGCCCCATGGCTGCATAAAAAATCCTCTGTCACCCTCTGTGATAGCAGAAACTTCGAGTTTGGCATTATAGGTACCATCCTCAATATCTCTAATAACTGTATCCAAAGGCGGGATGATGAAGTTTACGCTATCACCACCTCTCTCTGCAGGGAAGGCATATTCTACTCCATTTGATTCAATAACAAACTTGAATCTAAGGAATGATTGATCAATACCTTCAACGAGAACAGGCATGGACAATTTCTTTGTCTTCCTCTTTTCAAACGTTAACATTATATTCCTCCATTCAATGACAGGTCAATTACCTGTAATACCGTTACATTCATATGTTCATACTCATCCATTACGATGACTTTCTTAATCCTTACTTTAGGGAGTGGTTGTTTTATTGGTATAACTGCACCACCGCCACCTCCACTACCGCCACCTCCACTACCGCCACCTCCACTACCGCCGTTACCGGGGACAGGGATTTCGATAGTAATGGGTTTACAGCCCCTTCTATTCATCCACATTGGATATACGCCCATTAATAAATCCCCTTAATACGGTTTAGTGTAAGTGACTTCTCTGTTGTCAGCATCCTCACCTGTTACTTTAATAGTGTATAATAGAGTTATACCGTCATCATCATAAACATTAATCATATCAACTTGTGATACACCAGAACCAATCCTTGATATCTCAACATTGTTGGTTGCCATCTGTCTGGATCGTTTTGATTCTTCATGTGTTAAATATTGTTGTTCACCAATACTTCCAACGCCCCTGTGATTAGTTGCGCTCTCATCCCAAACACCATTAACAATTTGCTGCGTTGTGGGGATGTTGGACATTTGTTGTCCCATCGTGCCATTGGACGTATGTGATATTTTCATCGCATTCCAAACAGCAGAAGCAACCTGATTGTAATCTATTACTATACCACTAACATCAGGTGATATGGTATTCACTATACTGGAAACCTTTGATGTGATACTCCTACCTCCATATGGATCAACACCGTATGGATCTTTTGCCTCGTTATTAGAATCATATGCATATAGGTTTCCTATGACATTAACCGTAGTTCTTGAATCTCTTTGTCTAATAGTCCAATCGTTGATCAAGAGATAGGAATCACCTAATCGTTCTGTTGCAGAAATGGGTCTACCGCCCTCTGTTTCAAATGCTTGTGGGTACTTGGTATGATCGTATAAAGAAATCCACTCTTTCCAATCAGAATAAAGATGTTCTTTAACAAAGATCTCAGAAATTCCTTCAAGTATCCAAATAGTTTTTGTGGGACCATCAAACATGACTCTATGGTCATCAACTTCACCATCAAAGTATTTCCAGTAATCCCATTGGTTACCCCAAGCAATACTCTGTAACATTAGGCTCTAATTTCCAACCACGAAATAGCAAATACCAGCTGTGCTGTATCCGCATCATTAAATGTTTTAACTCGTATAGCCCAATTGTCCGGCTCGTCGTCTAACTCTGCCTTTCTATACATCAATTCTGTATTACGTTCAAAGTGTTCTCTAAGATCAAGTTGAACATAACCATCTTTCATCAATGTAGTATACATGGTATTTGCCTGAGAGGTCATACCAAACACACCAGTTGAAGGTTTAGCAGCATCAAGCATGTTCCCTGAATAAGCATCCGTACCGCTACCATCAAACTGCCAATTATCAAATGTTATAGATCCCGTTACCGTTGCCGGAATATAAACCGCATATTTTCCACTATAAGTATTAAATGTTAAATCAACACAATTAGTTGCCGTTGATGTAGAATCTATATATAACGATCCCGTGACAGTCTCAATACTGGCAGAAATTGTATTATTCTCAAAAGTACTTGAATATGGATATACTGCATTACAACCAATAAAATTATTGCTTGTTACAGTATCATCAGAGGAAAACTCAGGCAATCGACAATTAATGAAACTGTTACCAGTTAGTGATATAGGTACACCAGTGTCCGTACCATTAAAATCAAAAGGATTTCCTGATGCTTTTATAACACATTGGTTAAATGATGCATCGGTTACACCGGTTCCCTCAACCACGATTATATTGAATTTACCATCGGCCATAGGCGATCCGTCATATATGATAACTTCATCACTATCAGCGTAATCCGTATTGTTTGCACCAGTGGCATCACCTATACCATAAGAACCTGCGAGGAAATAAACAGAGTTAACCTTTCTTATTACACCATATGCTGTTGTGGTTGTATTCTGTGCCTGATATACCTCTTCTATACCATACGGGCTTACACCTCCAACATCACCATATGTAATCAAACTATCCAACCTATGCAAATGATCTATATATGTAGTGGGAATATTCTTTGAAGCGGCTGTTGTCGTGATATCCAAACCGATCCCGGTGATGGATGTCATGGTAGGTTTTGTTCCGCTGGTTTGTGTTGTGTCAGTGTCAACAGCAATCATATACCAACCACCGGGGTACGTGTCCCCTCCTAATACATTCCAGTACGCTGTGTTTACACCATTGGTTATATAAAATCTAATACCACCTAATGCTTGAGAAGCAAATTGTTGAGACGACAAGAACCACAATCGTATAATAGGAGATCCTACTGTTAAATTAACGGAGGTCGTTGGTGAAAAATTCAGCTGATAGTTTGAGATAGTTCTTATTGTATAAGCGATACACGCGGGTGTACCACCACCACCATCAAATTTATAAAAATCTGTTTCAATGGTTCTGGCATTACCGCCAGTCCACGTCCCACCACTGGTTAATGAATCACAGTTACTTAATAGTGAATAATTACTGGTATTTACTGTTACCGCCATAACCTATAATTCCCTTTCATGAACCAGTTCATCTACACAATCTTCCAAACCATTCAAAGCATTCAAAGCATCAAAATATCTACTGCGGTGATAAATGACGCCACCAAGGATATCTGCCGCAATTCGTAACAAAGTGGCATCCTCGTCCTTCCAAATACGTGTTCCGTTCTGATAGTCAAATCCAATAAAACCCCACCAGCTACCATCAACAAAAACAGGGACAGCGCAAACCAAGACCTCATCCGAGCATTTACATGCATGTTTATTGGGACACAAATCACAATCTATGATACTCCCCTCAACAGACAAACCATGTTCCATTTTAGAACGCCATTCCGGTAATAAATCATAATTAATACAATCAGTTAAATCACCAGAATCACAATAATCCCTTTGTTTGTTATGAAAAACACTCTGTCGGATTGAACAGATACAATCACCCCTTATTTCATTTTTAAAAATATATACCCTGCTAGCACCTATTGCTCTACCGAGATCACCAAGGATCAAATTAACAGCAGAACTCCAATTCCTATGATTAACTAATATTTTACTCATTTCTGATATAGCGTGGTATATAGTAGATCGTCTCTCTAATGTGGTTTTAATCTTCTCCACAGAGGTTATATCTCTTGATACACGAACGACACCAAGTATCTCTTTACCCATTGTTGTGTTAATATATATAGGATTAACCGTGACAGCCACTATTTTACCTCGAATCGGAATAGTTGCTTCTTGATGAACTCCGGTTTCAAAGCATCTTTCTACAGGACATACGTCACTTGGTATACCCGAAATGCTTCTAAAATCAGACCATCTCATACCCAGATATTCTATATGACCAACCTCTCTTTCCATGCAATCATGGAAAGAATTGTTAGCCTTTGTTATACACATATCCCTGTCAATTAATACTATGTTATCGATGATTGAATCAAAAGTCCGATCCCATTCGAGGCGAGTTTTTTCGAGTTCCTCGTCTTTTTTTACCAACTGTAATCTCAACTCTTCAAGGTCATCAAGATCTTTTTTGATATCTGGCATAGGAGTTTCCTGATGTTCCTTTTCTATCATTGATTTAACCTTTCTTTCGCCGATACGTCTCGATAAATTATCAATCCACCCCATTAGCTAATATCCCCCTTTATATTCAAAATATTTAGTGAGCTAGGGGATATCATACCGACTGGCTGCTCTGTCTGTGATGGATGTTTGTAGGTTTCAGGGGGGCTACTATGTCTAGCGGTAGTTAACTGATATACAATAAAACCCCCTATAATAGTAGTCACCAAAGATGCTATAATACCTGCAACCGTACCTACAACACCAGCTTTAACCTTTAGCGTAGTTGTTTCAACTAAAAATTCTTCTCTGTGTTTTGTAGTACGACCCTCTAACAATTCTACTTTCTTCTCTAATTTTTCAAGGGACTCTTTTACCTGCATTGACCATTGCTTCCAGCCTTCGGAATGAATGGGCGTTTTGTCATCTGACATAACTACCTCTCTCTTATTTTTCTAGGTGGTTCGCCCAGATCAAACAGCCATGCGCAACCGCCGCCAACCTATTTTTAGCCGGGATAACTTCTGTTACCTTGAACGGCAAGTTAACGTTTTTAAGCTCTTCTTGAAATAAATCAATAAACCCCTCTGGAATACTCGTTCCACCTGAAATAACAATCGGAATTGGATCAATAACATTAATATCACTTGTTGTAGTAAATGCTCTGAGTACCTCTTTTAGGGTATTCTTAATCACGTATCTATAAGTAAAAATCAACGCTCTAATTTCAGGAGAGGCAGAAAATTCATCAGCTGTCAAAACTAATTCCTTCTCTTTAATATGATTTATTACAGAAGTGGAAATTCCACACGCTTTTGCTGATTCTGTATCAATAAAATCACCTGATTTTCCTATGCTGAATTCAAACAACAACATAGATTTATACACAAAACACACATTTACTAAACCTGCGCCGAAAGAAAACCCTAATCCAGTAACATCATCAGTACTTTCCATCTCAGAAAGAATTACAGCATACGCTTCGTTTAAAGGTACCGCATTAAGTCCAAAGGTTTTTGCCAATGACTGTATAGACATAGAGTGATAATCAACGTTAAATCCTTCATCACCAATCTTTTGTGCAGGCACAGAAAAAACTATTGTCTCTCCTTCTCGATTTATGAATGGTTGTACACAATATCTGAACATTTCTTTTAAAATAGGTGCAGCATTCCTTTCTTTAGGGTTAATTACACCTTCACTCAAAGGACGAGAGGCAGAAGTATTTCTAATCTTGGCAAGAGTTAACGCATCCTCACCAATAACATGAACACTACCACCTATTTCTATATATTTCATACTACCCTTATCAAACATTGAACGATTAAATGTATCTTTATCTAAAGTATAAAATGCGTCCCTGAGAGGTGCGAATTTTACTTTTGCTCCATCATAACCCGCGCCAACAAGAAACCCTGTACCAACATCTAATCCAATACCCGGCTTGTTTTTCTTAGCCTTAGTTTCACTTTTCACAACGGTTCTTTTTTCGGTAACAGTTTGTGTATCACTCATTTCTATTTTCTCCTTATCCTGAAATATCATATTGTCGATATCATACATATTTACACCTTAGAAATTGCTCTTATATCTTATTCAATCTTTGATATACCTGTTTCTTTAATAGATCGTTAAATTCTTTCTCCATTTTACTATCAGAAAGGGACATATTAACTACAGTATAAACACCAAAATTTGATGGTATTTCTGACACCTTCATTTTATATTTGTTCGCAATATAACGTGATACAGTCTTAGATGCTTTAATAACAACTTCTCTTATGGCTTTTATTTCCTCATCAGTGAAACCTTCACTATCTAACACATCTCGCATAGCGTCGGCATTCAATCCAAGTTCACCATCAATTGAATTAACATCGACAAAAATACCTAATAGTTTATCAATAAAACTAGATTTTTTTATTAAAGCTTTTCTTTTAGTTTTACCATCAAACAAAGATTTAAGTACTTTATCAATATCCATTTCCACCAAATATCTATCTATAACTTCATCTATTTTCATAAAAACTCCTTAGAAATTACTCTTCACGTCATCGTCTTGTAACTCAAAAAATGGAACATGAAATTTCTCATCATCTTTTGTATTTATAACTTCTTTATGGTCATTATATACACGCCGAATCTCATTTTCGACAATATCTTCACGGACGACTTCTTTGACGGGGAGTTTGTCCTCTGGCACCAAACCAAATAACAACATTTTAAGTTTATCCCCAAATGTCAAGTTTAACTTTACATATTTCATCGTCTTGATTTGAATATACCTGTCTCCAACCCCTGTGCAATTCTTTGTTTTGCCCCTTTAAACTTTTGAACAAGATTGGTTCTTAATTTTTTACTAAAATCTTTAGACCATGTACTAACAATGACACTTTCTATATCCTCTAATGGCACTTCTATAGGGTTTTGTATATAATAAGCAGGGCTAAAGAAATACCTCCTAACCGCCGTCTGTAGATAGGGATATTGTCTCTTCACCCTCTCATAGGTGAACTGAAAACTTCCACCTGTAGTTTCCCATTCCCTGACCCATGACTTTGCAAATTGTCTGCGATGAGACCTATCTATATAAGTGAAATTTATTCCCTGAAAAAATCTCCACTCATGACCAGTGTTAGGATGTGTACCACTCAACGCATACATTAGAATTATCACAGGTTCTGGATCATTCGACCATGCCTGATATTTAAATTTATAGATATGACCAGAACGCCATGCGACATTCTGGAAATTCTTTCTCATGATTACCCTAATAGCCATTATAATTTCCCAAATAATTCCTTTTCCGTGATTATTTTAAATATCCAGCCCTTCTTAAAACAGTATACGTCGGCTGCTTTCCATTTAGCCTGATTAACCAACCAAGATTTGTTCTCAGTCATAATTGTCTTTCGAGATTTATTCTTGTTTTTTGTTGGTGGTTTTGTATACTTAAAGGGCTTGACCTCAATAAGATATATCTCATCATGTATTGTCTCAATCACATAATCAGGCCAATAGGTCTTGAAATGTGGTTTATTATTCTTGATGGGCTGAATGGGGTCTTGATATCTAATCGAAACCTCTTCGCTCGCCCAAGATTTGATGCCTCCTGAGTGATCAGCCCATCGACAGAATACCTCTTCCCAACCCGATCTACATATAATGGGTGGTTTGCCTTTATACTTCTCAGGGTATACAGGGACATACTTTGTACAACCTGATGTTATATGACTCTTAATAGAACGATTGTTCATTATTTATCGGCTTTGTCTTTTTTAGATCCTTTCTTGTGTTCCTCTTTTTCTTCTTTATCAGACTCAGAGTCTTCATGTTTTTTGGACTCACCCTCTTCCCCATCACCATCATCACCATCTTTCTTCTTTTTCGCTTCAATGGCCTTCTTCAATGCGGGTGGTAGTTCACCTTCGTTGGTTTTTTTCTCACCTTTGCCAGAAGTCCACTCTTTTTTAATCTCATCAAAGAATTTCTTCTTCTTTTCGTCATCAAGTTCAGAAGGTGAAGATATATTATATGCCTTCAACTTCTTTTTGAAAAATTTTTGGTACTCAGTTTCCTCGTTGATATCCTCAACAGTATAACCAACAAACATATCAATCTTATTCAATAAATCCATTTTATCCTCCAATAAGCCTCATTTTTTTATTTCACTATGAATCAGTTTATCTTGTAATTTTCTTATTCCTGTATCCATTTTTGATGTATCGTCATACCAACGTTTCAAAGTATCGTTGGATCTGTGAGTGTTTTAGTGTCAACATCCATATTCAACCCAATCGTTTTAATAGCCTTCCGATTTTACTAATTATATTATTCCTCCTTTACCTTGTAACCTTTCAGCATTATATTCATCAGGGTTTTGTTTTTTCCATTGTGACCAACCCTTTACGTATTTACCGCTTATAAGTAATATCCAAAACAAAGAATACACAATAGTTTTAGTTATATCCATGTCCTGCATTTTGAACAGTTTATCAATCTCTAACCAAACCGTTAATGCCGGATAAAATGCTAAGGTAGGAAATGCCTCTGTTTTAACTACATCCCACCAATGAGCAAGGTCTTCGTTAATCAATTCATCCGATTCTTTCAATCTTTCTTTTTTTAGTTGGTTTAGATTACGAAAATGTGTACCAAAGGCTTTGTTGATCAGAGATATAACCTGTTCTTCTATACCACTGGATATCGATGCATGCACAAACTTATCAAATTCATTTTTAAGGAAATTCTTTGACTTTGAAAAATCCATTTTTTTAAAAAATGATTTGGATTTATCTATCATATTTTCGTTTAAAATAAATGTACCAAATTTCATATATTAACTCCTCACTCTACCAGTTAAGTGTATTTATGTTTTTATAAATACATATGAACATTATATATTAAACGGAGGATTTTATAATATGGCCGACTTAGGAAAAAACGGTTATCAAGGAACGGGATACACAGAACCATTCATTACATCTATCCCTATAACATTAAACACTAAACTTGATTCGTTGGACTATGATGGATTAGGTGTAGGTATAGTATCAATAGACAACACTGAATGGAAAAACTCAGGATTATTTCTAAGAGTTGATACGGGTGTTATAGCAGGAACAACATTCACTGCAAATTTTGTGAATTTTGATACCAGAATGGACACCGGTTTTACTGGTATAGGTCGATTTGTTATCACTGACGGCTCTAATGTTGCAACAGTAACTTCAATATACAGAAACAACAAAACAGGCGTGTATGATATAACAGTTGATAGTAATTTGACAGTTACTGATGGACAATCATGCCCTGTAGTCGGTCGTAAACCTGATATAGGGGCTGATTCGGTAATATCAGCATCAAGAAATTATATAGCAGGGGAAAAGGTACTAGAGAGTTACGCTTTAGAGGCATAATGAAATATATAATATCAATAATTAGTGTATTACTCTTTATATTAATACCGAGTTGTGATGTATCTAATCCAACACCTCTGGATATTAGAAAAGGAGATCCTTTATATAAACAAAGAATTGAACAGTTTGGGTCAAATACCCCAATTAATTTTGAGATAATAATACCCGAGCATAGACTAATAGTAAGAAAAGATTTCATTAATACTGGATATTTTTTCTTTTCTGGTGTTGATAATAGACAAACAATTATAGTGCATAGCTTACTAGACTTTGAAGTAACAGGTCATGAATATGTACATATGGTTCTATACAATTATTATGGTAAAGAAAAATATAACGACTTAATAAACAAAGGAAAGTTATATAAATGAGGTTTGATAGATATTTAAATGAATTTTCACGTGAACGTTATGGTAAAGGTATTACCTTTGTTGATATCGACGAAACTATATTCAAGACCTTTGCTAAAGTATTAGTAAAAAAGAACGGTAAAGTTGTACGGGAGTTAACCAATACAGAATATAATAGCTATAAATTAAAAGATGGTGAAGAGTACGACTTTCATCAATTTCGTAGTGCTAAGATATTTAGGGAAACGAGTATACCTATACCAAAAACATTCACCAGAATTAGAAATATGATTGCTAAAATCAAAGAAATGGACTCTGGTAGTAAGATTATTTTTCTCACAGCAAGAGCATCATTTAATGATATGGATGAATTTAAGAAAACGTTTATTCAAAATGGTGTCAATATCGATGGTAAGATTGTTGACGTTGAAATGTCAGGTGATGAGTGGAAGCCCGGAAAAACGATTGATGGTGTTAAAAAAAATGTCATGTTAAGGTATATAAAAACCGGGGAATTCAGACGTGTTCGATTAATAGATGATCACAAACCTAACCTTAAAGCATTGAAGGATATAGAAAAGAATCTTTCCAAGGACATAGAAGATAAGGTTATAAATAAATACAATTTGGATATAACAACAGAAAAAATACCACCTATTAGTTTCTATACGTTATGGATCGACGATAAGGGAGACTTACACCTAATATGAGAGGATATTATGAAGTTTAGCAACTATTTAACCGAGGCTAACCGCCGTAAAATATATTTTGCACATCCACGTGCATTTTATGACAAACCAGAAGAAAAAAAATCCATCAACATCATAACAGAAAAATTTCCAGAATTTATTATTGTTAATCCCAATGTTAACTGGATACAAGGTCGAGTTGATGATATGGGGTTTGATATATTCTTTAAAGTTATTGATACAGTTGAACATGTATGTGCTATGACATTTAAAGACGGTAAAATGGGTAATGGTACATGGCGTGAATGTGAATATGCTGATAAAAATGGAAAAGATATTTATATTGTAAATCCTTGGAAGGACACTATCGAATTAACCAGTAAAAACTCAATAAAATGGCTGACCCCAGAAGAAACGTATGAGCGCATTCCCAAAAAAGAACAAAGTAAATGGAAGATGTACGAAGATAAATCAGGAATCTGACATGTAAATGATGTCATATAATCCTGATTGATAGTTATATTAATACAGTAGAAGGAGATTATAATTAATGGATATTTTAAACAAAATTAATCAGAGACTATACACCCATGAGGAATATAGAGACATGGAGATTGTATTAGAAATATCAATGATACTTGATGATAGCGCGAATATGAACGAGGCATTCGATCTCAATACCCTTAAAAAAGGGGCTGGTGCCTTACTTAAAAGTATAGGTGGAGGGGCACATAAATCAGGTGACGGTCTTATTCAGGTCGCACTCAAATCTGGAAAGTTAATGGCAGAATTTATCTGGCACACACTTCGGGCTGCTGCTGGTAATGAAGATTCAAAAGTTCGAATGAAAGAATTAGCCAACACCCAAATAACAAAAGAACAGGTTTTGGATTTTCTTCTAAAACTTGATATGGCAACCCTTCATCTAGTATCGGGACCCTTACATCTCATAGACGCTGTTACTGGATGGCATATATGGGCACACATAAAAACCAAAAGTGAAGATATGTTAACTAAAGCTAAAAATGCCATAACCAACCTAACAGATGCGGCAAAAGAGGCAGGCGATGAAGTTAAGAATAAATTAAAGCAATTGATGCATGGCATAGCAAGATTATTCGGTCTTGATGATTTGCAGTCAGTAATTAAATCTATATAAAGGAGTGAAATGATGAATTATATCAAATATGTAATAAGCTTTATCATGATCTTTTTATTAGTTGGATGTGGTACGAATTTCAATGATGTTCAGATGAAAAAAATAGAATTTGACCAAAAAAGAATAGAGGCGATACAAGCAATCGAAGAAGCAAAAGCCGCCGCACCAAAACCACAACCATCACAACTCGATGGTAAATACTCAAGTGCAGGTTTTCTTGTAGAAACCGATGATGAAGGTAAATTAAAAACAGTATTTATCGGTCAAGGAATTATCAACAAAGCAGACAAAACCGCAGAAATAACAGGCTTACATGCTATAGCATCCACAAATGGATATTCCCCTGTAGAGTCTTCTGTGGTAAAAGAGGGATTTGGTGTCGTAAAAGATATAGCACGATTCACTTTAATGGGGTTTGCTGTGGATAGGGTTACAGGAGCTATGGGAACCAGATCTACTGTATACACTGCTGGAGGAGATCAAGCGGTTAACAATGGTGTTAATGGTGTAGCAACGACATCTACATCTCCTATTGCTGATAGCTATAATAATCAAAGTGATAACAGCAATCAAGGAAATGATTTGTCTGATAACAGTAATAACAGCAATCAAGGAAATGATTTGTCTGATAACAGTAATAACAGCAATAACAGCGATAATCGTAACGATTATGAAAATCAAACAGCAACACCAACAGTCGTTAATCCTGTTGTGGTTGATCCTGTTGTGGTTGATCCTGTTGTGGT